TAAAATTATCTGTAATTATATAACATCTTTTATTCATAGTCCTAATTCCGCAATAGTATAAGGTTTATTTTCTTCTATACCTTTATACATAGTACCAGCTTCAAATAATGGTAAATCAGTATATTCTTCAAGTTGAGGATCACTTAAAGATTTAACTTTAATTGAAATATAATTATATCCTTTATTTTTACCTGTTGATTTTATCTTATATATTGCTATTACTCTTTCTTTGAAAGGTTTGATTATATTACTTAAATATTTATATTCTTCTTTATCAAGCATAGGTTCTTGATATTCTTCATAGTCCCAATGTCGAAGTTGTAATATATTATATATTTTTTCTCCTCCTTTTTTAATTATTTTTGTATCACTTGAATATTTAATTATAGGATTCCCATTAGTATTATCAATTTTAAAATAACCTATTTCTTTTTCAGTATTTGTTTTAAGACGGTAAATCTTATTATATTCTACCCCAAAAAAATCTAATAATTCTTTAATTGTTTTCATATTTTCTCCTTATCAATTTTTAAATAACCTATTTCTTATAAGCACATCCCATAATTTATTGTATTCAATATTATTTACTTTAAATAAGTCTACAATTTCAGCTGCTAAATAATTAAATTTATTTTTGTCATCATTGTTTAAATAACTTGTTATGTTTCTATAATAATATTTTGGTGGATCAACTCTCATTCCTTTTTTAATTTCAAATATTAAAAAGTTATCAATCAATCCACTACATACTAAATATTGTGGGTATAATGCTTGAACTAAATAAAATCCATCTTTTACTTTTAGTTCAGTTAAATCTTTAGATGCTATTTCTTGTATTTTTTCTTTTGTATAGTCAAAATAGGAATAACTTCTTCTTTCGGCTTCAGTTATTACTTTTTTATATTCTTCTTTAATTGTTAAATCTTTATTTAATTTTAATTCTTTAGTTAATTTTTTCATATTCTCTCCTTATATTATTTTTATAGACAGTTTTTAATTTATATGGCGCAGAACTATCGAAACTGTGCCTGTTATTTATATTTATAAAAAGGGATAGATGAATGGATGTCTATCCCTTTGGAATCTAGCAGGTAAAAGCCACTAAACCTGCTATAAGATGGTCCTTTAAGAGACTAGCAATACTCGGACCAAAGTATTGTGTAAGTCTTTTTAACTATTTTATTACTGTTTTTATTTATACATAGAACAGTATTCTAAACTATGTAGTATACAATAAAGAGGTATACTTCCTTTTAAAAAAAGTAAGGTAAAAACCTTACTTTCTTAATTGATTGACATACTTGTCAGCAGTTGCATCATCGGCAAAACCGACTGATACTAAAGATCCATCTATGCTAGGAATAGCAGTAATGGTCTTTCTTGTGGTTTCATCGGCAGTTTTAGTATGTTTGCCGTTTGTAGACCACTTTTTAGTTTTAGGATTGTAAGATCCTTCCCATTCTCCACTAATTAGTGATAATTTTTCAAGTTCTTCTTTTTTAAAAATTCTAAATACCATATTAAATTCTCCTTTTTGATTTTGCTGTACGGAAGAACACCAACGTGTAGTTATAGACGGAAAATGACAAAAGACGGAGACAGTGCGTGAGGAGTACGCAACTGAGAGGCGAAAGGTTGTGTGGTCAGGACCTAAGAGTAATCAATAAGAATACTTTAACAAAGATAAACAAAGAGAATATAAGTTGAGTCAAATCAGTGTGCTTATAGCTTGCGTCAGAGGTCATGCCAGATGTATATATACATCATGGTGCTACGCTCACGCTGCATCGGACACGCCGACGTAGACCTCCCTCGCATCCTAAATAATGCACACGTTCTTTGACATATAGATGTATAGGGGGTGGTTCTTAAAACGCTCTTGGTTTAAAGGGTATATATTCATATTCATTCATTAGTCCATATTTCTCCGTGTTCCTCTTACCATCTTCTCACTATACCTTACTTATATGTTCTTTATATGATAATTGTATGAAGTTATGCACACAGACCCACTGTGTCAGATTTAGTAGTATAACCTTAATATTTAGTAGTATGATTAGTAGTATGAAAACCCCTATTTAGTAGTATGATTAGTAGTATGATTATATATACAAAATACGTCTAAATCTAGGGATATTTTGTATATTATATATATGTTTTAGTAGTATCACATGTTAGAGAAAAAAAAATTTAAAACTAAGGCGACAAATTTTTTATATTAATATAGGACTGATACTACTAAATTTAAAATTTTTTTCCATTTCTCCGCTAGATCTGGGGCAATTTTGGCAATTTAAGGATACTACTAAACACCCACTAAACATACTACTAGATACTACTAAATGTAAATATTTCTACAATTTATTAACATTTTAGTTGCAATCTTTCTACATTCGTGGTATAATAATAGTAGATAAGGGAGGTATAGTATGATTGATAGTCTAAGTAATATGATGGAAAAAGAAGCACCGACACTAACGAGTACTACAGGTTTAGTAACAGGTATAAATGCTACCCCAAGTGGTGATATACATTCAACAATAAAAACTGCTGTAAGTGAGAAGGAGTATGAAAATACACTATGTAAGCTTGAGGATGCTTATAGAAAGATAGATGAACTTAAAGATGTAATAGTGGAACTGAATATACAGCTCGTAAGATTTAAAAAACAAAGTGAGGAAGAAGAATGACAGAAAGAAGAAAACTGATCAATGAATATGCTAAGAGAATCATGAAAAGACTTAAAGAAGAATACCCTAAGTTTGAATGGTATCTAACTTTAAGGAATGATAAAGAAGTTATGATAGGTACTTTAGAAGGTAGAGCTATAGTGATTGGTTCTACCTACGAAGACATTGTAAATAGTCTTGCTCTTAATGATAGCATTGAGTTATAATAAGTAAGGTTAATACATACATACATTTAGATAATTGTATAATAACATTTAGATAAGAGGACATGTAAATGAATAACAAAGTAACTGAGATTAATAATGTGATTAATGTTGATACTGAAGTAAAGCAAGAACAGACTGTAAATGTTGAAGACAATGCTTCAAGTATGCCAAGGACTAAAGATACACCTTTAGTTATGGATACCAAGATGACAAGCGATCGTATGGATGTTGCATATCTCTCATCCTTTAAAAGAGAGATCTATAAACACATAGATGAAGCATATGAGTTCAGAGATACAAGAAGTTATAGCAGACTTAACCTAAAAGAAGGTGCTGAAAGACTGCTAGATAGAGGAGTGCCTCTAAACACAGCAACAGTTGGTTGGCTTAACTCACTCGTTAAGTATATAGAAGATAAAGATGAGTGGCTTGTGTATGATAACACAACAGGTATCTGGAAGACCACAGAGAAAGGTGAACAGCTAAATGCACTCCTAGTGGACTTCTTCCAAGCACTTCATGATAAAGCAGATATGACTGGCGATGGTATATATAAGTTATATGCAAGCGAAATGTTAAAAGGTCCTGCTATAAGGGCACTCATAAATAACCTAAAGAGTGGTAATGCGTTCAGAATACCTACAGCACAGACAATCATCAATAGTAATGAGAACATTAGGTACTTCAAAACTGTAGACGGAAAGCGTGTCATACTCCATATGGATAAGGATGATATGGTGCTTGAACCTGTTAGGTTTAAAGATACACAGGATATGATGCTTCAGTCAATGGCTAGGATAGCGATAGATCCTATGTATGATCCAGATGATGAAGATGATCCAAAGATATGGACAGACCTCCTAAAGCAGTATATGATGAACGATCCTGTTAAGTATGAATACTTCTGTAAGGTGCTTGCATACATGATGTCACCATATAACTACAACCAAGTCTTGATTTACTGGATAGGTAAAGAAGGAAGAAACGGTAAGAGTACAGTGATTAAGGTTTTACAGGATATCTTAGGGCCTTATGCTACAAGGCTTAATAGTGACCTCATCAATGCACACCCATCAATATCGTTCAAGAAAGATGATGCTTTAGCGGCGACATCAGGTAAGAGCTTACTCATCTTTAACGAGATAGATGAAAGAATGGTTGCTTCCACTCAAAACATTAAGGATCTTACTGAAGGTGGTAGAGATGAGTATGGCAACAAGGTTATGACTACGATAAGACCAGCATATAAGGCTAACTACGATATCAATATCTGTGGTACTCCTGTTGTCATCGCTAACACACTCATCAATATGGGTGAGTGGACCAACCTAAGACCAATCTTCAGAAGACTGATCCTTGTGCCATTTGATTATGTCATCCCACATGAAGACCCAGATCTCTTAAACAAACTTGCTAAAGAATACCCTAAGATTGAACGTTGGCTCTATATGAACTACTTTAAATATAAAGGTGTGAGACTAAAGGATCTACCTGTACCACAAGACTGGCAAGATGTGTTCAATCAATACTATAAGGATTCTGATATCATCAAAGCCTTCTGGGAAGAATGTTTCGAGGTTACTATGAATCCTAGAGATAGGATTAAACGTGCTGATTTATATAAGTTCTATCAGAAATACTGCAACGCAAATGGTAGAAAGGCTATAAGAAACACAGGTAGTAATGGTTTCACTACACTCATTGCTACAGTTATAAAGGCTTGTGGATTAGATCCTAAACCAGTTAATATAAGTGGAACAGAATACATAAGAGGCTTAGTCATTAAACAGAACTACGAAGATATGGTAGCATTTGCTCCAGATATAAAGACATCAACAAGAACAGCGGATGATGATGGAGATGAATAGACATGTACAACAAGCTTCGTATGGCACTCTTAAATATAGGGTTCAAAGAGATCATAGGTAGCAATAGGTTTGAAAGCGAAGTCTGTACAGTTGAGTTAGATAAACTGACTTGCATGATATATAGAATAACTAGAGCTGATGGTAAAGAAGTGTTTACACCAATAAGCATCTATGAGTTAGAAAGTATGATGGATGCGTGGGAGGAAGGATATGACATTTAATAAATTCCTATCTCTCATAGATCCTATCTGCTTAAAGGTATCATTCACTGAAGATGAATACAACAAGGTGAAGGCATGCTCAACAGAGGTTAACTCAACAACACTTTACGCTTACTACAAACTCATCGCTGATAGACCTATGAGTTACACTGACTTCTACAAAGAGTTAAAGAAAAACTTTTACTACGATAAATATGTTTGTGCTCATGGCACAGAGTTCATATATTACATTAAAGGACAGGATGAACAGTTTAGTAAGTTCATTGAGTCAAAAAGATTTACAGATTTTAATGATTTGAAATACGTATGGAGAATGGTATGGAATGGTTAATATATGGTGCATCTGGTGTACTTATCCTAATCTTCATAATTGCTGCTTTAGTTAAAGGTAATAATGAAGATGATGATCATAAAAGACCACCATCAAGATGGGATTAATTCATTTGTGGGTATGTGCAGATAATCTTTGTTAGCACGCCATGTAACAAAGATTATCAAACATAGCCACTATTAAGAACACAGTAGAGGTAACAATATGAGAATAAGTTTAGTAAATACATATATAGATAAATACGTTAAAGTCCTTCTATATGATGGGACTATATTAAAAGGTATCCTCAAAGAAGGGTACATAGGATTAGGTAAAAAGAGATGGTACCATATAGAGTACGAGCACTTCCGTGCATCACACATAAGAAACATTATAGAGGTTAAATAAAATGTCTGAAGAAAAGAAGGTTAAAATATTTATACCAATAAATGAATACACTATGAGTAAAGTTACACATACTACAGTGGTAGATGGTGTTAAAACTAATTATATTACATTCAGCAATGGTTTTGTGTTTCTACCAGTAGCTATAGGGATAGAAGTTAAAGTACCTGAATGGGTTAAAAAGGCTGCTGAATATGGAGGATTGCTATGATTATACCTATAATAAGAAGATACTATGATGAGGAAGTATATCTCTATGCACACAAGTCCATAGACCTTAAACCTAATACTATAACTTACATCTGTGGGTGTAATGGTTATGGTAAATCAACATTGCTCTTACAGATAGAAGATTATGTAGATAGTAAAAAAGCAGTGAATATTGTCTCATATATGACAAACCCTATAGCAAGAGCGTTCAATAAAAACGCACTAGATGTTAATGTTGGCTACTTTAAGTTTGATGTAGATAGTAGATATTATGCTACAGAAGGTCAGTTCTTAAATTCTCATGCAATATCAATGTTACAATCAAACGGTGAAAGTATATCACATCGCTATGTCACAGGTTTGATTTATCTTAAAAAATGGATACAGGATAAAAACAATAGTGGTAAAACATTGTTTCTATTCATGGATGACCTAGATGCAGGTACTTCACTTGATATGATTAACGATCTAAAAAATGTTATATCTATGGTAGTTAAAGAATGTGAGGATAATAACATAACATTTTATGGTATAGCACCTATCAATAGTTATGAGTTTACATATAATAACCCATATAACTCTGTATGTATAGATGCTTGTACATTTAAATCTATGGTGTTTAAGTCATACACAAGATATAAAAACTATGTGTATAAAACAAGAAGCAAGAAAAACAAGAGGTACAAAGATGAATAACGAAACATACGAAAGACTTGATAAAGATTTAGAAAAAATTAGAAAAGCTATTCCTGGCTATATACAACACAGAGATGTAAATGATGCAAAACATGTGTTGTTAGATATACTTATGCATACATTATCTATAACTCCACTAGGTATACAAGGTTCAAAATATTTATCTATAAGTTATCCTTTAGATGCAAGATCAGTTACTGCACTTGTACGAGTAACTGATGCTGAATATAAAGATGCAGAAGCTGCATTAAATGAATACAAAGAAAATAATATATCTACATATACTGTAGGTGAGCCTGTGATATATCAGAATGGTGATAGATTTGAACTAGGTATAGTTAAATCTGTCTGTGGTTCTGATGAATACTTCATCAATTATCATACTGGTGATACAGCCGCTAGAACTCATGCTCGCAACCTGCACAAGATATCAAATGCTTATGCCTTCTTTATAAAAAGAATACATAGTGATGAGGAGATACAATGACAAGTAAAGGTTATTTTAAAAAGATTTGTAAAAATCTAAATAATTACAAATATAGTGATGAATTTAAAAAAGGCAAAAAAGTTATTGAAAAAGAACTCAAAGCATTAAAGATTATTAAAGAAAAACATATTGATTGTATGCTATTTATTGAAAAAGATTTTGATAGCTATGATGAATATATCGAATATATGGCTTTTCATAATTTTTGCACCAAAGAAAACATATTTGAAAAATGTTATGGTATATTAACCCAAGAAGAATTTGATTTGTTAAAAGAGGTATTTAGTAATGACAAGAGATGAGATAGCAGAAATATTAATTAAAAACGCAAAAGAATTTGTTGGTAAAGATTATAAAAAGAATGCTTTAAAGGAATTAGAAAACTTAGATAAAGATATATCTATTCCAAACATTAAATTCATTATTGATGATTATCCTGACTTTAATCACATTTTAGTTAGGTTAGAAATTCCCGATAAATGTATATTTAAAATTTGTATTAGTCCAGAGTTTATTTTAGAAAATGAAAAGATGACATATTCACTAGCAGATATGATGAAAACGTGGTTAGATGCAGGAGCAACTTATTATGAAAAATAAACCACTAGAAGCATATGAAAAAATAGATAATACTTTGTGTCTGAATTGTCAATCAATAAAGTTTAACATTGATAAAGAAGAAAATGATGATTGCAAAGATGTCTATGAAATGGTTAAATGTTTAGAAATTATCAAAAGAGAATTAAAAACTAATGAAATATTAAAATCACATATCGTAGAAATTGATAACAACCAAGATAATGGTGATGATTATTACTTCATAGTATTTGAAAAAACAAAAGAAGTAAGGGAACTATTAGAGAAGTTAAAAGAGGTATTAGAAAAATGATAGCAACAATAATATGTGGAGTTTTAATTTTATTATGTATTGCTGGGATAATAATATTTTTTGATAATGAAAAAATAACACGTCTTAGTTTAGGAGTAATAACAGTATTAGTTATGATTCTAGCAGTAGCTTTAGGGACGGGTAGGAGCATTAGTAAAGTCAATACAGAAAAATATTTTCTTGAAAAAGAACATATAGAATATATGCTAGAAAATAAACCTGATTTATACATTATTGAACAGGCTAAATCTTACAATCATAAAATACAAATAGGAAATAACTATTGGTGTAGATTTAATATAGAAGATAGAAGTGCTTATTTAATAGATATTGAAAAGTATATAAAAGGAGGAACTAAAAATGCTTAAAGCAGAAGAAAACTTTTATAATAATATAGAGCGTATCGCAAATGCTTTAGAAAGTATCGCAAATACTTTAAAGGAAGATGAAAAAAATTCTTTAGTGCTTACTGATATATGTAAGGACCTCTATGCAAATAAAAAAGAAAACGCAGAGATAGAAGTTAAAAAAGTAGAGGTATTAGAAAATGAGTGAATATGTTAGAACTAAAACAGGAATATACAAAGTTTTATATAGAGAGTCTATGCCAATTGGATTTATGTATCATATTGAAATAAATCCAAGAACAGGTAGCTGGAAAAAGATAACCGATAAAAGTGTTATTAAAGAAGCTGATAACATAAAAGAATTATGTGATAGATTTATAGTCTATGTTGAAGATTTAGATATTTATTCAATATTCGATTATTACGATGAAGCAGAAAGTTATTTTAATGCTTTGGTGGAGCATCCATGTATATTACATGGTGTATTAGAAACTGATAAAGGTTTAATCTATGCAGCAAAATTAAATGATGAAAGGGATCTAAAACAATTATGAATATTATAAAACCAGGAGCAGACAATTTAGTACTTACTACATCTTTATTTGATATGATAATATTCATGGATGAAAGATCTGGTAAGAGTAGAAAGCGTCATGCGATAGTACATAAAAGAAGATCACAAGTGTATGAAGATCAATGGACAGATGCAGGAGGACACCCTATATCTATAGTATCTGAACAAGTGTTCAATGATATTAAAGATGTATTAGCATCTACTGCAAGACAGATACAAGATCTTAAAAGAGATGTTGATAGTTACAAAACACAATGTGAAGCATATAAAACATCTATAGATGCTTTACGTAAGAATGGAGTAATAGACTAGATTATGGCAACAAAGACTTCAATAGAAAAATACTTAGAAAATAAATTTGTTAAATGGTGTAAAGAAAATAATATTCGTGCTTTTAAAGGTCCATCTTCTGTGTATGCAGGTATACCTGATAGGATAGTAATAGTACCAAATGGTGGTACTCTATGGGTAGAGTTTAAAGGTGGCAGTTATTATCAGTTAACACCAATACAATTAAAATGGAAAACATTTTTGGTTGCATCAGATCCTTATAGGTATTTCTGTGTCAATACCAAAGAAGAACTTGAAGAACTAATGAAGCTTTGTTTATATATTAAAAAAGGATTACCTATATATAGACCAACAATTTTTATAGAAACATAAGTGATATGTTTATTGACCTACTTAGATTTATTATGTTATAATTTTATTGATTGGAGGTACTTTAAATGTTTGAAGATTTAATTGCTACATTAGACGATTTAGGTGTAACTTACACAGAAGATTATGAAGGTGGTGTTCTTGATATTGATATTGCTGATATTGATAAAGATACTTTAGTTAGTGTTATCACAGCAATCAATGATGCAGGATATACATTTAGTATTACAGATAGTAACATTTCTGTCGAAGGCGGTACTGTGCCTGAAGAATCTGAAGGAGCATCAGAGGGATCTGAAGATTATATGGGCGAAGCATTAAATGAATATGGACAATAGAATACTACCAGTATCTGAAGTATCCCTAGAACAACTAGGGATACTTACTAAAGATACTATAAGAAGGTATCCTTTAAGATATACAAACCTTCAAGCAGTTATGAAGATGTATGCTGTTAATACTAACCAACCTTTTACTATGTCTATATATGGTAAAAAAGGTGTAAGCACAGAATATTACCTAACAGATTATGGGCTTGAATATGTATATGATTTTTTTAAAGGTAAAGATTTAACCTATGCTAAAGCATTATTTAATTATTTGTTTACACATTCTAAAGAAGACACTTTAGATCATTTAGATACATATTCTTTTTTTGATAACTTTAGAGGGACTAGAGGTACAAAAAGTAGAAGGGGATCTAAACAACCTGCTCTTATTATAAGGACTGTAGGTAGAGCTGAAAAAAGATATGAATTTAATTCTATAGCAGAAGCTAGAGACCAACTAAGATTATGGGTCGCTTTGTATCCTATAGAACAATTCACTTTATATAGAATTAAGACAGATAAAAAAGGATATAAATATAAGGAAAGGATTAAACTTTTTCCTAACTATTAAAGGTGTTAATATGATTTCATTAGATATGTTTAATAATTCTGAAAGTAAGTTACTTAATCTTGCTAGATTGTGGAATGCTGCAGAAGCGAATCCAATATTATATGACAAATTATTTGAATCGAATCCACATGAACTTGCTTCTTTAATAGGTCAGTATACTACATATACTGATTGGCAGGAGTTTATAGCAGACAGTAGAGTACAAGAATATATTGATAAAATTATATATACAAGAGCTGGTATTATTATTAACCAATCTTTAAACTTAGATGCTCATTTATCTCAAGCAGATTCTGCTAGACTTTCGGCTGCTATTAAATATAGAGATGATCATAAAGCAGACTTTGCTGTACCTGTACAATATATCTATATACAAACACCATTAACATATGATGAAAAACAGTTTTTACCTAACGTACCAGAGAACGCTAATAATTTATGAAAAAGAGTTTAATTAATAACACATCTATAGATGTGGATGAAGACGTAATAATTGATATACCTGAACAGAAACAAGAGCGTATCAATGAAGATATGTATATTTCTGATACACCTGTATCTGATGTTGACCTATCCCATATTGACCAACTTTGGATATGTCCTAGATGTAGAAAACCTTTAGTTGCTACATTAGCAATATCTGGAAATGAGAGTACCTGTTTTAGAGAGTGTCCTGCTTGTGGTACATTAGTTAATGCTTTTAAACCTTTACCTCATCAGGCAGATTTCTTTAAACATCCTGCTAGATTTAAATTAACAGCAGGTGGTTATGGTAGTGGTAAATCTACAGCAGATATACAATATGTAATAAAACATTTATTACTTATACCTTCTGCTCGTGTATGTGTTGCTGCTCGTACATATCCTGCACTAGAACCAACATTCCTTGAAGAATTTAAAGCTGCTTTCCCACAAAAACTACTTAAAGGTAAGAATGAACAAAAGCATGAGTTTTATATAACCAATGGTTCAGTTTTACTTTTGCGTAGTTTTGATGACCCTACAAAACTTAAATCTATGAACTTAACTCTTGCTGTTATAGTTGAAGCATCTGATGTACCTGAATCAGGATTTGATATGTTCAAATCACGTATAAGAAATGCAGCAGCTATGATACCTTACTATGATACTACAGGACATCCTTTGATGGAATATGATCCTGCAACAAATACATATAAGGTTAAGTATAGAGTAGATGCTAGACATATTCTTATGGAGACAAACCCTGCATCTAACTGGGTTAAAAAGTTTTTAACAGATTCTAAAGATGTAAGATATTATGGATCTGCAAAGAATGAAGGATATAAAATGTCTGAACATCCTGATCCAAATAAGTTTACACAAATAATACCTACAGATGCTAACCCATACTTACCTAATAACTATATAGCTGATTTATCTAAAGGTAAGTCACCTGCATGGGTAGCACAGTTTGTATATGGTAGTTTTAATTTTAATAACAATCTTGTATTTCCTAATGTAGGCTTATGTATAGTTAAAAATCATCCGCTCCCTAGAGAGTTTGATGAAACAGGTAAGAGAGTGTTATGGTTTGCTATAGGTCTTGACTATGGTATAGTTGACTATACACATATTGTTTATACGGCATTTTCTACAGAAACAAAGAAACTTTATGTGTATGATGAGCTTCGTATAAATAATGCCGATGTTAAAACAATAGCTAAAGAGTATCGTAAGAATACTGCTATAAATGGTACACACTTAAATGGTTTAATGATGTTACCACGCTTTGATGGTAAGTCATATAATAAAAGAGAATCTGATTTACATACAATAGGCGGTGCTTTTGAAGCATTAGGATTATTCTTTGAACCAGCATTTGCTAACCATGAGATTCGTATAATTAAGATGAACTCTTTAATTAACCATGGACAGATGGAAATATATTCTACTTGTGAATATTTAATAGAAGAATTACTAAATTATTCTTTTATTCTGGATAAGAATGGTGTTCCTACAAGGACACCTAAAGACGGTAAAGACCACGGTATAACTGCACTTGAATTTGTTGTAGTAGAATTACCTCATAATTTACAAGAAATAAACATGAGTGCTTATATAAAACCTGGTGTTAAGTTTGAGCATGATAAAGAATTAAATAAACCAAATATACAAAAACAAAAAATATATAATCCTTTGGAGGTAAATGATGGAAGTTCTAGGAATAATTTTAATGATAATAGATTCGGTCCTTTTGATGGCAGATACAATCCTGATAACTTATCTTATTCTACGATTGAAACCCCGACAAGTGACAAAGGCGGAGAAGCCGATGCATCGGATGAATTCACATTCGGGGCATACATCCCGGATGGATACTGATGATGTGTCTAATACATCACAAAGTATGTTCGATAATCAAGAAGAAGCGAATAAAGAAATTGCCAAACGAGATAAAGAAGAACAAGAAAAGATTAAAAAAGAAATAGAGCAAAATATTGAGAATAGTATCAATAAATATAATAATGCTTTAACAAACACTCTAAAAACAATTATGAATGGAGGGGGTGACGAATAATGCCAGATATGAATCAAACAGCACAAATGATGCAAGGTGCTGGACAAGATCGAATAGATCCTAGTGCTATGGCAGGTGCTGCTCAACAACAAGGACCTAAAGTGCTTAGTTTACCTCAACAAAATCCAATTCCTCCTGTAGATACTAAAGAACCTAAAGATGTTAAAAAAGAATATGATGTTGAAAAACTTATAAAAATCTTTAGTGAGTATAGATCTTTTAAACAAAAGATTCTCAAGAGTTGGAGATTAATTAGATCTTTATACAAAGGTGACTTCTGGCAAGTATTTAAGAAATATCTTAAAGATTATACATTAACACCTGATTGGAACTATCTTGAATATACTGTACAAGCATATCTTAATAGTATATATTCAGGGGCATTTATAGGAACACTTACTCCTGTGAGAGAAGAAGACACCGAATATATAGAACATTTAAACGCTTTTATATCATATAACTGGAATAAATGGGGTATGAAAAATAAGTTCTTACATATTGGTGAGAATGGTGAACTATATAACTTAGGTGCTGTAAGAGTAGATTGGAACCAAAACAAACTTTGTGTATCTATTAAAGCATTATCACCTGATGAAGTATATCTTGATCCTAATGTAGATGACTACAAAGAAGGACATTCAATATTTATAGAAAGATCTATAGATATTAATAAATTAAAAAATGATGAACGTTTTTCAAAAGAAGTAGAAAAATACATGAAGGGTAAGACTAGGTATGATGACAAGACTAAACAATATCGTATTGAAATCAATAATAATACAACATCAGATAACCAGATGGTATCACTACTTGAGTGCTTCGTAAGGAATGATGAAGGTACAATAGATCAGATATTTATTCTAGATGAAGCAGTTATTATCTATGGTATTCGTCTCGATCTTAAAGAATTCCCTATTGCTATATACACACCATCAAGACCTGAAGGATCTCCTTATGGTGATTCAAAACTGATTAAGATTTTAAATACAGTTATAACATTAAACTTACTTGATAGCATGGAAGCAACACAACCATATAGATTGCTTAATAGAGTAAGATTAGTTAATGTAGATGGTCGTATTAATATGAGGTCTTTCTCTAAATATGGTGCAACTCCTGGTGCTTCGTTTGAAGTTAAAGGTGATCCTAGAGACATAGTACATTATGTTGAAGTACCAACTATCCCTGATTTAACCCCTTTAAAGAATAGATTAGAAAACTCTATATTCCAAATTACTGGTGTGGATCCTTACTATAAAGGTAGAATGACTAACTCTATACAAACGACAGGAGCTACACAAGCATTCCAAGCAAGAGTTACAATGCTTACAGATAATTCTCGTATTACACTCCTTGAAGAATTCTGTGAGAATATCACTAAAATCATTATTGATTTCTACACAAACTTCTCAGGAGAACAAGAATATCAAGTACCAAAATTATCTGCTACAGGTACAAATGCAGTTATAAGTACTTATAAACTTAGATTTAATGAAGTACCATATAATTATATGATTAATGCATCAGTATTACTACCTATGAACCAGGCTAACTTATTTGAAAGTGCTAAAGCATTATATGAGATGCAAGGTCAATATAACTTTAAAACACAGATTATCTCTGAAGCAGATCTTGTTAGATACTCTGATTTCCCTCAAAAAGATTTATTATTACAACGTATTGAGAAAGATAAACAGAGTAGTACTGCAGAAGACTTAATTTCTGACTTAACTAACTTTGCATCAATATTCTCTAAACTATTAGCACAAGGATTATCTGAAGAACAAGCAGCACAAGAAGCAATCCAAATGCTTATAGAAGAAAAGAATGCTATGATGCAAGATCCTTCATTAGGTAGAGGATTTGAATAGAATTTATAAGATACACATAAGACGTAAATTATGTGTATCTTTTTATTTACAATGAGCTTATAAAGTGGTATAATATTAACAGAGGAGGACATTATGTTACAATCATACCCAAAAAAATTAGAAGACAAACTTGATGATTTTGAAAAAGGGTTTTTAAAAGCTGTTGATGATTTACACAATGAAGTAGATAATATGGCATCCTTATATAAAAATGATATAGATATGTCAGATGATATACAGTTCTTTAAAAAAGTTAAAAAGGAAATTTCTGAACAAATATTTGATTATGTTAAAACACATATTAAATGCTTTAGAGATGAACATCAAGTTGCATTTATTGAAAGTAACCATTATATGATCGATGAAAATGGTAACATCATCGATGAAAATGAAAATAAATAAGGAGGAAATAAAATGCAAAGTTATGAGTTTCAAGTTAAATGTAAGAATGCACTAATTAAAATCTTAAAAGAAAAGTACAATGAAGATTTCAAAATTAATGAATTACATCTAGTTTGGTATGCCAAAGAATTACAAAACCATAAGTGTGTTATTATTGATTTAGCAAATAATCAAAGATATTACGAATGCACATATAACGGAAACAAAGATGAACTCTATATTGATATTTATCAAAAAGAGTATAATATTTGTTTAAGTGGAAACGATTTAATAGATAAAGTTGATTTATAAGGAGAAAAAAAATGGAAGAAAAAGAAACAAAAAAACCTACTTATTCTGTAACATTTAATACTGATGCAGAAGGAAAAACTAAGTTTAGATTTAAGCCTGCTATAGAAGCACCTAATTTTAAATATCATTACAAGAACCTAATGGATAACTTTGTATCTGCTTATGCAGAATTATTCAGTGGTGTAAATATTATGCGTCCAGCAACAACAGAAGAAAAAGAAAAACATATTTATGTTTTTAAAACTGATAATAAAGATGATACTGAACACCAAATGTACAAAGCTAGAAAAATGTTATATGAAGATACATTAAAAGCATTTAATTTTATTTTAGCTCATGTATTTCCAGATATTCAATATATTGAACATTGTCAGCAATATCAACAAGAGTTTGCTTTTGCAGAAGATAAAACTCAAGATGAGATTGAAGATTATAAATACGATGTTGAGTATATTACACAACAGATCCGTGAGAACTATGACAATTTAATTAATATGATTAATGAATCTATTGCTAAAGAAATGAAAGAAGCAAATAAAAAATCTGATAAACAAAAGGAGGGTAAATAATGGATTCTACACGTGAATTAATTGATTTTGGTGTTGCTTGTTTTGATAGATGGGCTGTTAAAGGTTTAGCTACTGTTGATGTACCTGCAACTCCTGCAAGCGAACCATATTATGCTGTATGTATATATGTTGCAGATGTATCAAGTCCTATCATGATTCCTTATGAAACTAAAGAAGAACGTGACACTAAGTACGAAGAATTTAAAGGAATGTTATAATTATGTCTGTAGCAGAAGAAACAGTAACAAATATTATGCGTATTGCACGTGATAAGAATACTAGAAATGTTTTATTTTTAATCATTTCTATTCTTGCTGTACTTGCAATTAACTCATTACTTCCTGTTATTGAAGGTTCTGCCCATTATACTGAAGCTATAGAAGAAATGACATATGCAGAGTATCAAGAAAAAGTAAGTGCTAATCCTAACTACAATCTTACTTGGGCTTCTAATAAAGAGATAGATAAGTATATTGATGCTTATGCAGAAGAAAACGAAATCCCTTTATCACAGAAGTACAATATAATACCACCAGATAATTTTAAAGTAAAAGTGTACACTAAGTTTTTCTTTAAACATCCTTATTGGTGGGTATCAACTGCAACGCATGTTGTATCTGTATTGTTAATATATTATTCAGTGTTTAATTATATCTTATCTAAGCGTAAACAAAAATATGATAGATACTTATCACTTCTTAAAGAAGTTGATAGTGCTACTACAAATAAATTAGATCCTATAACTTTTGAACCTTGGATGATAAATGTATTTAATAGAAATCGTAAGATAGCACAACATAAAGCAAATATTAAATATAAATTAGATTTACTGAATAAACATACAAGTTATACAGTACGTAATGCTGATCCTACAGATAAGAGACGTATTAAATATGAAACAAAAAAGAAGAACCTAGAAGAACAATTAACTGATGAGTATATTAATAAATACATTACAGGTAAAAAAGTTAAAGGATTTGTATATATACATCCTACATTTGTTACTTCTGGTTATAATGTTATAGGTGTTTCTACCGATAGTTATTCATTATTAAATTCAGATGCAAGTAGATTAAGTAAAGACAGCTTTAAGAAAATAGCTATGTCTGTTCTAATTACTACTATGTTCGCTATACTACTTACATTTACTGTAGGATCTTCGGCAGATCAACCATGGTATTGGATATTGATTAATATTATAACTAAGATAGCACCTATGTCTCTACAGATACCTGCGGCCTATGATTATTGCGATTCATTCATGGATAATCATTTGATTACTAATTTAATATCTAGGCGTAATATAGCCCTTCTATATTTAGCTGATATGAATAAACATAGAGAGGTGAATACAAATGAAACCTAAGATACCATATGAAGTTGATCAAAAGATATTAATAGCATTAGCTTTAGGTGAATCTAATAAGTCTATAGCAAGACGTTTAGGTGTATCAACATCTTATATATCTAAAGTTAAAACAGGGAAGAAACTTCCTTCAATAAAATTAGAAGAATCTACAACAATAAAAACAGAATTTTTTAAAGCGGATTCTGTTAGTCTAACTGAGTTACTTATTGCTCTAGATAATTATGATCTCATTGCAGATGTAGATAATTCTATTATAGAGTATATAGAAACTCAAATGAAAAAATGCTTAATACAAGCAAAAGCATATCAAATCATATTAAATAAAATTAAGGAGAAAAAATGAAAAAAGTATTTTTATCAGTACCTATGAAAAATAGGACAAAAGAAAACATTGAAAAGTCTTTAGAAAAAATGAAGGCAATAGCTAAAGTAGCATTAGGAGATGATATTGAATTCATCAATACTATAGTTAAAGAAAAACCTCCATATACTACTCAAAATGAAGCTGTATGGTATTTAGGAAAATCTATACAATTATTAGCTCAAGCAGATATTCTTGTATGTGTCGATACACCATATTGGCTACAATCAAAAGGTTGTAAAACTGAAAAAGATGTATTTAGACGTTATAGTTATGTAGAAAATTATAAAGGATCTAATTATTTAGAACTTCCATGTAGTTGTGTTATAGATAAACAAGAAATGGATGAACTATATAAGAACTATCAAAAAGAATCATCTTGTTGCGCAGAAGCAAAAGCAATAGCAGTAGAATAATAGGAGGAAACAAATGGTTGAATTAAAAGATACTATAACATTAATGAATTCTGAATATTACAAAGATAGATTTGTAGCAGAGTATATACAATTAAAAACAAGATATGAAAAATTAAAAACATTTAATCAAAGAATTGAAGTAGCAAGATTAACAGGAATGGAAGAACCTAAACATGATTGTCCGTTAGACTTACTTAAACAACAACAATCAGTTATGGGAGAGTATTTACATTTGTTAGAATTAAGAGCAAAGATCGAACATATCAATCTTACTACAGCTATGGGTAGATTAGAAGTATCTAATAAACCTGTAGATACTAATATTGATCCTACTACTAGCACATCTTCTGGTGACACAGATGGTGATACTAAGGTTACTCTTAGTGATGCTAAAGTCACTCTTAAAGAAAAAAGAAATTATAAAAAACAAGCAACAAGTGAGGTGGTTGACTAATGTTTATAAGATTTAATAAGTTTTATGCACCTGAAGGTGACGGTGGTATTGGGTTAGATGCTTTGTTAAATGAAGCAGCTGGTGGAGATCCTGCACCTCAAACAGATCCAAATACACAAACAAATCCTGCTGCAACACAGACTGATCCTAACCAAACAGCAGACCCTAATCAAGCAACAGATCCAAACCAACAAACAGATCCTAATCAGCAACAAGATCCAAATCAAACAACTGATCCTAACCAAACTCAAACTCAAACTCAATCTACGGATCCTAATGCAAATAAACAAAACAAACCTAATCCTATGAAAGAGGTTAGAGATAAACTTAATGCTGAACAAAAATCTAGAGAAAGAATTGAATCTGCTATTCAAAGATTTACCAACGGAGATTACGATTTTAAATTAAAAGATTTTAAAACAGAGGATGGTAAAGTAGATTATGATGCTTTAATAGAAGCTATGGATAAAAAAGATACTGAACGTAAAGCATCTGAACGTGGTATTACTCCTGAAATCCAAGCAGAAATTGATCGTATCGAAAAAGAAAAAGTTGAATTACAGAAAGAAAGATTAAAAGTTGCTATGGATAGAGAAGTATCTAATATGCAAATTGATTTACAATTAGATAGAAATGCTGTTAATCAATTCTTTGCAGATTCACTTGCGGTTAAGAAAAATCCTTATCAATGGTTAGCACAAGGTGGGTCTTTACAAGATTTATATTATCTCATTTATAGAGAGAAATTAACTAAAGATACTGTAGATAAAGCAGTAGCAGATGCTAAAGCCGAATGGGAAAAGGCTAACTCAAAAGTAGCACCTATCTCAAACCCTGCTAAACCTGCAACTAGTACAAATAGTAATGATTCTTTATCATTAGACGCACTATTAAATGAAGCTGCATCAAGAAAGTAGACATTGTAATTATATAAAAACTATATTATAATATAACGGTATAAGAAAGATTGACCTCTCTTTCTATGCCATATGACATCGTACTAAGAATACGATGTCTTTTTATTATTTACATTATTTATAACATTATGTTATAATAAGGTGATTAGGAGGTATTTTTTATGACACGTGATGACATTGTTAATGAAGTCAACCGTTTATCTGTAGGCTATAATGTTACTTGGTTTGAAATACAAAATGACGCAGATGCTGCCATACATAAAATAAATTCTTATTTAGGTACAGAGTATCCATTAATGTCTCAGATTTTAACTGCACCTAATTCTATATATGCTCTTAAAAAAGATGGTATATATTATTCTATATTTGCAGATATATACATTCGTACTATAATTATACCTTATATTGCATCAGAGATTCTTGCACGTGATGAAGAATTTACAACAATATATAATAAATATGCTATGGATGTAGAGAACGGACTATTTACTATGTTCCAAAACGAGTTCAATAGAATACCAGATACATTTAAACAAGATGATACTACAGGTGTTTTCTTTGCAGATGATTTCTCACATGGTGAGACAAGCAAATATTTTGAACATAATAAGCATAATAAACATAATAAACATAATAAACATAATGCATCTAAAGGTTTAGATATGTTAACTGAATTTAAAATTAGATACCATATCAATAAAGATGATATTATATATACTGCTGACACATTAAGAGAATACGATGACTTTGAATATAATGATACTTATGTATTACAACAAGTAGACAGTAATCTTGAATTTGTATCTAGTGATGGTGTGCATTATTATACATTTGCAGGGTGGTATCAAGATGCTGGTTGCTCCGTACCTGCAAATTCAACAGGAACTATTATACAAGATATAGATGTTTATGCTTTGTGGAATGAGTATAACTCATGTGTTCCTTCACCATATGTAGTTAATAACAATAATTATACTGCTGTTAAATTTATTAAACTTATGGATAATAATTTAATTATACCTAAGTTTGTAAATGGTTTTAATATAGATGCACTAGTATATACTGGATGTTTTAATAATATTACAGTTTCAGAAATTACTAAAATATCTGTACCATATTATGGTATCAAATATATAGAGCCTAATTTCTTTACACATTTCCCTAATTTAGAAAAAATTGAATTCTATGGAAATGCAAGTGAATCTAAAGTACCTTATAACAATACTTTAACTAATAAAATTAATTTAATTACTAATGATAATATACATAATGTTGATATGTATCTAATAAATAATACACAACTTGATTGGAGTACAAAAGGTGTATTATCTTTACAAGGTACTAAAGTATCTGAAATAATCATACCTAATAGTGTGTTTAAGATTGGAAAGGATTCATTTATAAAGAATGAGGAAGGGTATGTTGTAGCAAATTATTCAACATATGCAGAAGCTAAAATGTTTATAACTCTTCATTCAGGCAGTACTTATAACCTTAGTAATGTAGAAGTTGTGTGTGACTGGGCTGATGAAATTAAACCAGAGACGTTTAATTTAACTAATGATGGATATATAGTAGAAAATAAAGGAATTTATTTTACTCTTTATCATATTACTTATAGAAAATTATCTGAATAACGGAGAACATTATGGCACGTAAAGGTTATTCAAGCAGCTATAAAGAAAAACTTATATATGATAATACAGTCTTTCGTGGTGTGTCTGCAACAACAGATCCTAATCCTGAAGGATATTTTAAGCAACTAATAAACTTCGATATATCAGATACAGGGCAATCTTTACAACCACGCAAAGGTTTTATGAATACTTCATTTCATATTCATGATGAAAGCACTGATACATACCCATATATAAATCTTAATTATGACACTACTATATATTATTTAGACCACGCTAATGGTTATTACTACTTTATAGATTTTAGTAAATACGCTGATGGCACTTTTGTGTATCGTGCAGATTTAACTAAAGTAGATGAACAAACAAAATATTTTATACTTGAACCTATAACTAATTATGTTTTTAATGCTGAACCAGAAGAAGATATTATCTATTTACATGATTATATTCCTGCAGAATACACAAATGCTATTAAACCTATCGGCACACATTTAGCACAATACGCTAAAGATGGTCTATTCGTAGATAGAAATATTATTAAAGTATTTTATAAAGATGACCAAGAGGTTAAACATATATTCTGGTTAGAATTTAAATATAATGAAACTAAAGAATCTATGCTATTCACTGTAGTCAATACTGACGATACTGTTAATATTGCAGATAGAAATATCGCTAGTGATAAATCAGTCGTACCAGAAGATAAACAAAAGATATATTTAACAGAACAAGACGCATTTAATGATAGTGTTACATATAATAAATTTCCAATTATATATAAGTATAAAATAGTTAATGGAGAATATAGATATTTTATTAACTATACAGATAATTTAGAGGATCTTGTAATAGAGCCTAGTTTTTATTTGCTTCCATTAAATACTAATTATTTATGGGTATACTCATATGATATATTATCAACATCCGATATAACTTCATTATACTATACTGAAGCTACACAAGATTCAGATAACAATACTAATTCTAAATATATATTATATTCATCTCCTCTATACGATTTAGAAGAAAACACATTGTTTAGATATCCTGCTAATTGTCTAGATTATTTTAAATATAAAGATCTTATATTTTTAAATAAAAATAATACTTATAATAGTACAAATAAAGATATATCATTTGTATATAACCAAAATAATTTAATTGGTTCTGATTCTAGTACTACTTATAATTTAAGATTTAAATTAAATACAAATACATATAAACTTAAAAATATAGAAAACTATACAACATTAACAAATAAATATACACAAAATGGTGAATTAACAAGGTGGCCTAAAGCATATGAGGATATAAAATTAATTTATATTGTTCCTAAAAAAGATAATACATATAGCCCATATACTTCAGATGCTGCTAGTACACATAAATCAACAACTATTAATAAGAATGTAATTACTCATGTTGATTTAATGGAAGAATTATACCATTTATTTATTAATGTTCATAATGATAATTTAGCCGATGTATTACATGCATCTTATAAAGTATCTAGTATAAGCTCTAAATATAATAGCAAATCAAATAAATATTTTAAAAATATTTTAAGCCGTATTAATACAATTCAAGATTTAATAAAGATAGGAGAACAATATAAAGAACAATTAGCTTACTATGTTTTAGATCTTAATGATGTTATTAATACTGATATTACTGCAGATGGAGCAACAACATACAATTCAGCACAATCTTCACTAAATTCTGGTGTTATTATATTTGATAAAGAGCCTATAACATACAATGATTTGTATAAAAATTATTTAAAAAAATATGATGATATACCTAATTGTTCTTTAAATAATTTATGCCCTATTATTATACGACCGCTCTATACAAAGTTAACTTATACAATCTCATGTAAAAACGCTCTAATATATAATATGATGTGTTCTTTTACAGCGTTTAACGGAACTAAATACCTAAATCAAGGTAAAAGCATAAATGATATTAGACAAAATATTAATTTCTTTTTTCCTAATTTAATTGTATCTGATGCTGAATCAAAAGAACAAGAAACATTAAATGACTATATATCTAACTTAGAGATAAATACATATGATTGGGACGAAGATGTTGTTGGTTCTCAAACAGAAGAAACAATATCTTATAAAAATACAGTACTTTTAAGTGATGCACCAAATGGAAAGACTTATAAAACTTATTATATTTACACTTCTTGTACTGATGATACAGTTACAACACCTATAGGTTTATTGAATAATAAAGGATATTATTATAATAATAATATGTTAGTGCGTGACACATTAGGCGACTCTGAAGATAGTAATATTAATATAAATATTATAAACGATATGCTGTTTGATTACATTCCTGTATGGACTACAGATAATAATAAAGCTACTTATTCTTTTTTAAATGAAAAAAATACACGTATATATAGTTATACATTATCTAAAGATAAAATAATTAATTTTGTTATAGATAAATATGATTTTAAGATTTCTAATATATGTATACCATTATATATTAAAAATGGATATGAGCATACAACAGAAGATGGTAAAGATACATATAATTCAATAGCAGATAATAATTATAAAGTACTATACGATACACCAATAGATTCTCTATTTATGACTAATACACAGGATTTTAATACATACAAAATACCGAATCTGCATTTTACTTACAATAGTAATAATGCTTTAATAACACAATTAAACAATTTACATTATTTTGAAAAAGGTCTTTCTATAGTAATATATATAATGAAATTACCTACTCTAGATTATATTAATAGCACTGAATTAGATTTTACATACATCTATCAACGCCAATATGCTATAGTATCTACAAATTTATTTACTAGTATGCAAATAACTTTAAAGGGTGGTGCAGATGCAGACAAAGAGAATATAATAGATCTTGCTTTAAATGGTCCTGATGAAGACCCTGCAATAATTAAAGAAGGAAAAGATTGGTGTGTATTCTATTCTGTTGAAGGATATCGTTTAGTTACATGGTCGAAAAACAATGTATATATGTCTGAAGCAGGAGATTATTATTACTTTAGAGAAGAAAATAAAAAATCTTTTGCTGAACCTGTAGTAAAAGTATTACCATTTAAAGATATGCTTCTTGTGTTTACAACACAAAATATGTACTCTATATTCCCATATGAACAAACAATACAGGTTCAAGATGGTGTAGATGACCAAGGTAATCCTAAATATGTTCAGCAAAAAACTATTATTTATAATTCATTACCAGTATTGTATAATCTATACACAGATGAAAAATATAAAGATGTTATACAAGTATATAATGGTATGATACTATTCTATTCTGCTGATGGACAACTATATTTAATTGCACCATCTGCTACAATAGATTCTGATACTGCATTTACTTTAAAATTTATTAATAAATCTGCTAACGATATATTATTAAATTATGATAAGTATATAAATGATAGGTTATCTGTTCATTATAATGTACCTGATTTTAATCCAATATTGAAAGAAAATAAAGATGACGTAATTATAACAGCATCAGTATCTATCTCGTACATAAAGATTTATTACACAGTACCAAAATATACATATACATATATACTTATATATGATATAACTAATAATAGATATACTATATATGACACTATAGCATATGGTACAGCACAGAGTATTGTACAAACTAATATGTATGATTTAGTTCTTACACGAAATTATAATAATGATTTATCTGCTGTTATACCTTATACTGAACCTAATGTACTAAATAATAACTGTGATCTTACTTCAGTTGATAACTATATATTTATTCAACATGATATATTAACTGAGATTGATACAGGTATCTTATATCTTAATAATCATTTAAAGAAAAGATTTAGATCTTTACAGACTATTTATAAGAACTTAGATGCACAGGATATATTATTTAATTTAGATGTTATAGTTGATGATATCTATATAAGTTCTACAATGGGAGACACTCTTGTTCTTAAAAATATAGACGCATCTAATAAAGAGGAACTATATTTTATTACAGAGCAGAAAGATGATAGATATAATCTTGCTAAGGATATACCTATTAATAGTTTAACTTCATCAGAATTATTAAGAAATAATACTAAATTATTTGATTTCAGTTCATTTAGTTCTAATAAAATTATTACACATAGCACTAATATTCCTTCCATGGGTAAGAATATTAATCTTAAATTAAGATTTAATTCTAAAGGTAAATACAAACTACAAGGATTTACACTAATATATAAGGAGCATTCAGTATGATATTACAATTAAAAAATAATAGTATAACAATTAAAAAACCTTATACACCTGAAAATATACATAACACAAAAGTATCATATGTATTTGAATTAAATACCAATCAATACACTCCTGTATTATATATAGATGGTGATAGCTATGTTGGTAATAATATTTTATTAGATTTAAGTAAGTATGTAAGTAACAGTATTACATTAAAAGTTTGTTTAATAGATGGTGTAGGACGTATTATGCGTACGTATGAAAATACATTCATAATGTATAATACGTTCTCACTAGGAACTAAAGAACAAATAGATGTGTATGAAGAACTAATTAAAGCACAAGAAAAAATAAAAAAACTAGAAGAACAAGGGGAGGTAATATAATTTATGGCTTGGACAAATTTTACATATAAAGATCCTGATGGTACAGAACATACCGTAGATATAAGTGAATATTATGGTGGTAATAGTAATCAACAAAATATCACAACCCGTGTCAATGGTAAACTAATAACATATAATGCCAGTGGTAAAATAGGTAATGATGCTAAAGTAGCGTATTTAGTTAACTATTATCTTCATAATGGTACTTTTGGTGATATACCAGCATATGATAGAACAAAAAATGCTGCCCGTGAAATAATAAGAAATATTGTTAATAATCAATTAGTGCCTTCAGGATCTAAAAAATTAAATGATGCACAAATATCTGATTTATTACAAAACCCAGATCGTCCTGAATATGCTAAATATTTTAATAATAATGCTGATACTATAATAGACCCTGACACAGGTGAAGAATTAGATCCTAATAGTGAGCGTGCTAAACAATTACGACTTGACGAAGCACAAGGTATAGCATATAATAATTATTGGAATAACCTGTTTGATAGGAACAGAGAAGGTTCATTAGGAAAAGAAGCATATGATCAGTTATTATTAGCAGAACAAAATAATGCTCAAGGTGCTATAGATTTAGCAAATGCACAAACACAACAACTTGCTATGGCACAGGCTCAAACTGTTAAAAATATAACTGATCAAGTTAGAGCCGAACGTATGGCAAGACTTCGTGCAGGCATGAGTGAATCACAAATAGCTTCACAAGATATGCAACAAATGATTGCTAATACTAATGCACTTAATGATCAAATTGCTGCATCTAATATGGGTGTACTTCAAGGACAACAACAACTTGCAGGTGCTCAACAAACAGCTTATCAAAACTGGCTTAATTCTATGAATCAAACAGGTACTACTGCTAGTGCTATGGCTGCAACAGACGCAGGTAACCCATATCAATTAGCAAAACAATATGGCACACTTACACCGCAACAACAAAATTATTGGAAAACTGTAATAGGTGCAGAACAAAATAAAAAATAAGGAGTAGAATTATGGAACCAATCTTACAATTTTTTGAACAATATTGGGGTTACACATTATTCGGTAGTGTAACTGTAGGAACATTAGTAGTATTTATTATTACAGCAATTAAGTTTCTTATGAGTAATTTGAAACTTAAAGATTCTAATGGTGAATTACAAAAAGGTAATGAAGTATTAAAAGGTAACATTAATACTTTACTTGCTAAATTATCTGAACAAGCAAATAAACTAGAAGAATCTAAAAAAGAAACTCAAAAAGTTTTAGCAGAAAAAGTAGCACAGAATGAATACTTTAATAAAGTTCAAGCTACTACTTTTGAAGCACTATCATATTTACTTATGGCATCTAAACTTCCTAGTGAAGATAAAGCATCTTTATTAAAGAAGTTTAATACTTTGACTAATACATCTGAACAACAAGTAGTTGAAGCTAGTGAAAGAGCACAAGATAAAATTACAAATGTTGTAGAACAAGTAAATACTGTAAGTAATAAAATTGATGAAACAAAACAAAAGGCAGAGGCTGCTGTAACTGAAGTTGTAGCATCTGTTGAAAAAGCACAATCTTTATTGGATAAATACAGCACAAATGAAACATCGCTATAGGAGGTGACCAAAATGAGTAATGAAAAGAAACGATACTTATTCTTTTGGTTATCTTTTCTTATAGGTTATGTATTTCCATTTGTATACTTTTTATGTAAATTAGGGATGACTAAAAAGTCTACATCTGTGGTAATACCTGTATTATTCTTAGCTATTGTAGGTGTTATTAAATTATGTTTAGCTATCCCTGGTTGGGTTGCTACATGGAAACCAAGTGTAACAAAAGGCATTATTAAATCTATTCCAATCTATTTAATCACAATATTACTTATTACTATTGGTTTAGTTCTTAAAGTAGTACTTGAAAAACAGATAAAAGTAGGTTTCCAAAATTACTTTGAATTTATATTAGTATTCTTTGGATCATTATGTATAGCATCTGTATTTAGTGCACTTCATGAAAAATATAGAGAACTAGATCTTATAGATAAAGGATATGTACTAGGAACGGTGAATAAACAATGAATATACCTAATATAAATAAACTTGGTTATAATACTGTTCCTAATCAAAACCTTACATATGCGAATCAACTTACAGTAAGAGATTGGAATATAATAATTAATTCATTAAGATTACAAGCTAATGCAACTGTAGATTATCTTAAACAATTGCACCAATGGTTTTTTACTGAAACTATCGGTTGGTGTAATGCAGTTAATTACGATCTAAGTTCTCTTATATCTGCTACTAATTCACTTAATTCTAGAGTAAATATTCTTGAGTCTAAAGTAAATAATAGTAATATATTTATAGAGTCTACTGATTATATAATACCTGAGGAGGATAAATAATGAGTGAATTGAACAGAAGATTATTAGATGAGAATAATAATATTATTTATCCTATTACTAAAGCGGAAAATATAATACACCTTCAAAAAACAGTTCTTCCTAAATTATCTGATGAAGAACCAGAAATAAAAGTTAAAGGTAAGGTATGGTTAACACCTACTGAAGAAAATGATGAAGAAATTGCAACACTATCTTTAACTAAAACTAATTCCGATTTGAATGGCATATCTTATCAAACAATTTCAAATAATGTTATTTATCAAACAGTACCTGAAATAACAACAGTTACAAATGATGATAATGATGAAAACAATACTTATGGAACATTAGAAAATAATGATTCAAACAATTATGAGGCTGTTATAGAATATTCAAATATACAATAAATATAAAAAAGGAGAATTATGAGTAAAATTCTAGTTAATTACAATTACAACAAATCAAAAGACAAGTACACACTTTTAGATAGTGGTGTAGTATTTGCAGATTTACCTGTTGCGGTTTTAGAAAGTGAACAGGAAATAATAGAACCTTTAATAGTTCCAATTAAAGGTACTATGACAGTAGTAGAAAAAGAACCATATACTACAATTCATAAGAAATTCAAACTTGCTTTAGATAATAAAGGCAATGTAGTTGAAAGTGAAAATGGAATGGAAATATGGCTTCCAAGAAAAACAGATATTTCTAAACTTGCTTATATTAATGGGCAGTTAGTTATGAAAGAAGAAACTATTTCTGAAGAAACAGAAGTTGAAGAAAAATCTAAACCAAAAAATAAAACAGGAGGTAAAAAATAATGGCAACTGAAAAAAAAGCTACTTATAAAATATATAATGGGACTGATTGGGATACCATATATTTTAAAACTAGGAGTGACCAAGTAACTAGTGCTCAATATACTAAAGATGGTACTACATACTATAAGACAATATTAGATACACAACATCACACAGTAAATAATAAACATTTTGGAAATCAAAGTGGTATTACATTAACTGCATCTGATATTAGTTATTTAGGTGATAATGACATAGTAGGAATAGATGATGATATACAAAGTGGAGATTCGATAAATTCTTGTATAGAAGTATTAGCAAGAGGTATTCAAGAAGCTAGAAATTCTATTCCATCAGGTGTATTAACTACAAGTAACTATGGTGCAACACTTAATTCAGTATATCAACCTAAACACGCAAATCTAACAAGTTTAGCAGGACTATCTACATCAAAAACTGGTTTAATTAAGATAACTAATGGTGTAGCAAGTATTGATGAATCAACATATCTTAAAACTGCTGTTACTAAATTAGGAACTAGAACAGGCGATATTTCTATTACAAACTTAAAATCAGATTTAGGTTTAGGTTCATTGGCATATGTATCTAGTTTAACAGCAGGGGATGTAGGAGCAGTTCCAACTACAAGAACTGTAAATGGAAAAGCATTATCAAGCAATATAACATTATATGGATCTGATCTTGCTATGTCTTCATCTGATTCTACAACAGTTCAGGAAGCTATTAACGATTTAGTAGGAGTTGCAGAAGGAAAGAACCAAGCCTATTCACTTGCTTATAATCCTGCTACTCCAGGAACATATAGTAATAGTGTGTTCAACAGTCAAGACAACTCTATTACAATTACAGATAGCGATACATTATATATTTCTGGCGGTAGATTAACAGGAGCTAAACTTGTTTCAGCAATGAATTTAAAAATTGGGGATGTTATTTATATTACAAATACAAACGTTCCTGATAGATGGGTTGGTGCTATAAATAGTGGTTCTTATATGCTTTATAAGATGGAAACAGCAAAAGTAGATTTAGCTAATTATGTCACAAGTACTTCATTATCTACAACATTAGCTGGTTATTCTACAACAAGTCATACACATACAACAACTTTAGCACAAGGAGGCGCTAATGATTCAAGTACAATAACTCTTGCTTACGCTGGTAAATATAAATTAACAGCAGGTGGAACAAGTGTTGTGTTTACTATGCCTACGTCTGAAAATGAATATCAAGTCGGTAGTTATAGTTCAGGACTACAGGTATCAACACATACTGGTGGACTAGATCCTATATATATTCCTGCACCTACTACAACTCATGGTGGAATAGTTCCAGCGATCAATACTGTATCATCTCAGACACAATCTACTAAATTCTTAAGAGAAGATGGTACTTGGGCAGCCCCTAGTTATACGACTAATACTGATAACGATACTAAAAATACTGCAGGATCTACAGATACTAATGCAAAAATATATTTAGTTGGTGCAGCTTCACAAGCCGCTAATGCACAAACATATTCACACGGCGAAGTATTTGTTCACACAGATCACTGTATATATAGTAACTCAGTAAGAGTAAGAACAATTTATTATGCTGATTCTGCACCATCAGGTATGGTGAATGGTGATATTTGGTTAGATACTAGTGCATAGGAGGTACTTAGCAGATGGCAACAAATGCTAAATATAAAGTATTCAATGGAACTAGCTGGGAGGAACTAATCTTCCCAGTTAGGTCTCATACACATAGTGAATACGTCCCTACAACAAGAACTGTAAATGGAAAAGCATTATCAAGCAATATTACTCTATCAGCAAGTGATGTTCAGGCATTACCAAGCACAACATCTTATGTTAAATCAGCTTCAGTTAGTGGAAATACTTTAACATTAACTACTACAGGATTACCTGTAACATTCACTCCAACATTTACTGATACTAACTATTATCCATCTCGTTCTTATTCAAGTGGTTTACAAATATCTACATCTCAAGGTGTAACAGATACTTGTAAATTATATGTTCCAAATGCAGCAAGCAATCAAGCAGGTGTAGTAACTACAGGTAATCAAACATTTGCAGGTCAAAAAACTTTCAATAATACAGTAAGTTTTAAGGATGGAATTATTCTCGCATATGCCAGTGAACCATATATATACTTTGAAAATTATGCAGGAAGTTCATTAGTATTTGGATTTAATGCAGCTAGTGGTACTGAGCTAGATGATGATTATTATGTCTTTTTACCAGATGAAGATATTATGAATTCAGGTGGTACTGCATATCTCGGACTTAAAGTATATAGACATGCTATTCAAATAACATCAGGTCAATGGAATACTTCTGCATCAGTAGGTACAACATCTAGAACTGTATCATTTGAAATTTATTCAACAAATCATTATAAAGCCACAAGCCTTTCAGCAGTTTTATCATTACTAGAGTCAATAGGTGCAACAACACAAGCAACTGCAACTTTAGCAAAAACTACTACTGCAATAAAGGAAGATGGTCAATGTGTTTATAGAAATTCATCAACAGCTATTGTAAATGCTTATAAAAATTCTACAACTGATACTTCATTTACAGTATATTATTTAACTACAAGTGCATCTGCTACTATAACAGATGTTGTATCTGCAATTTAAGGAGGTCATATGTGGTATTTATTAGAAAATAATAAAATAGTATCAATTAGTGAAACTAAAAGAAAAGGCTTTGAATACACTGATGAAGACATTGTATGTAAATATGATGGGTCTGAATTATTATTTGAAAGTCAAACGAAAACTCCTGAATATATTACTGAAGAAAAAGAATTTATTAAATTAAATACTATAAAAATAAATATAGATGAGCTTAAACTAAATCTTGCTAATACTGATTATAAAGCAATTAAGTATGCAGAAGGTCTAATTAGTGAAGAAGAATACACATCAATTAAAACCCAAAGACAATTTTGGCGTGATGAAATAAATAGATTAGAAGCTCAATTATGAAGAAACATACACTATTAGTTGTTATCATAACTTGTTGGATTGTTTTAATATTAGCTTTAATAGCAAAACTATTTGGAGCTAACTTCTATCCAACCTCTGACAACAATACATTCATAAATGTTTGTTCTTATATAGACGAACATCTCTGGTTAAAATATACACTTGCATGTATAATGAGTTTAATCTTAAACTCTCTATCTTTCTTAGCTATACTAGGACAAAGATTTTACACCAGAACTCAAGCAATGATTTTTATTCCCCTTATAATTGCTATGAGTTTAGTGAGTTGGTATAACCAATTAATAAATATAATTATTGGTGTAATTCTATATCTTCTTCCTATTATATGGCTTAAAAAGAAATGGTACAGAGTTTTAATAGGAGTAGTTGTAATATTAGTATTCCAATTAATATCTATTGTAGTAAAAGATATTGGTCATTGGTATTTGAATCAAGAATATACATTAGTATCTATATTATTACAAATAGATAGTATGATTATGACAATGCTATATTATCTTTATTCCAACTATATAATATTAAAAAAGGAGAATAAACAATGGGAGCATGGTGGGTTTTCTTCTTTGGAGAAAAAGATGAAGTATTAGTTGAAGAAATTGCTAAACTTCATAAAGTATCTAAAGACACAGTAGAAAAATACTATAAGGAAATGCTAGAAAAACTTGAAAAAGAATCTAAATAAATTGTTGTATAAGTTTAAAATAAAGTTTAAATTTATGTTATATACTTTACTTGGACTATTAACTCTAATAGCAGTACTATGTATTGCTTATACAAATCAAAAGTTGATAGAAACAAGTATAACAATAATACTATTCTTTATATTTCGTAATTTATATGTTAAACAATATCATGCAAAATCATTAATACTTTGTGCACTTATATCAATAATAGCATTTATATTTATTATTCTAATTGAATTAAGATTAAATACATCTATCTTATTCAGTGTACTAACAGCATTTATGATCACATTAATATCTTATTATGTTAAAGACTATTTAGATAATAAAGAATATATTAATACTGTGAAATTATTAAAACAGAAGTCTATACACAACTTAACTTTAAATGAGATGTATGATCTTATGCCTAACATAAACAAAGAAATACTAGATATTGTTTATGGTTATCTACATAAAGATAGAACAATAACTGCGTATGCATACGCAATGTCTAAAAATATAAGTGAACCTTTAATATATAAGTACGTAAAGAAAGTAAAAGATACTTACAAAAGTTTATAAGCATTCTATAAGAGTCTATAATTATAGACTCTTTTTATATATTATAGTATTTTATAGTAGTTATTTTATACAATCAAAATGTAATTAACATTAAAGGAGAATTGTATGCCTAACTACAACTATAATAATTATCAGAATCCTTATATGCCAGGATATCAACCTGCATATAATAAAGCACCAATTAATCAATACACTTTTGTTAATGGTATAGAAGGTGCTAAGTCGTATCAAGTGCTTTATCCTAATCAAACAATGCTTCTAATGGATAGTGATAATCCAATATGTTACATGAAACAAACTGATGAAGTTGGTAAAGCGTCTATAAGATATTTTAAACTTGAAGAAATTGATGAAGCAAAAACAAAAGAAATACTTTCTCTAAAAAATAATACTATGATTCCTGAATACGCTTTAAAAAGCGACATTGATAATATAAACAATAAGTTAGCAGAATTAACAAAGTTATTAAAAGGTGAAAGCAAAGGGGAATAATTATGGCTAATCCATTTAATACTACAGTTAATCCTATGCAAAACTATAATATGTCAGAGATTAGGAGTATGTATCAAACAATAATGAATAGTAAAAATCCTATGCAAATGTTTGAAAATCTTGCAAGTCGTAATCCTAATTTAAAACCTATTATATCTGCGCTTAAAAATGGTGCAGATCCTAAAAGTTTATTTGAATCGATGTGTAAACAACGTGGTATAAATCCAAACGCTTTCTTAAATAGTATTCAAGGAAAATATTAATAAGGAGAAAGTAAACTATGGAAAACGGAATTACTCCTGTAATGCCTGTTGGCGGAGGTTATGGTGATGGTTTCGGTATGAATGGTGGAGGCCTTTGGTTATTTGCTATCCTTGCTTTAATGTGGGGAGGTAATGGTTTCTTTGGAGGACGTGGCTATGATGGTTTAGGTTATAGACCTGCGACTGCTGAAGATGTAAACAATGGTTTCAATTTCAATGATTTACAAAACCAAAACAGAGACATTATTGGTGCTATAACTTCTGGTACAGCTCAGAGTGTTGCAACTACTAATCAAGTATATCATGATACAGTTGCAGCGTTTAATGACAAATATTCAGAACTTCAAAGAGATGTTGCAGGTTTAGCAGTAGGTCAAGCAAATTTACTTGCTAAAGAAAATGAATGTTGTTGTTCTACACTTAGAGCTATTGATGGCGTGAACTATAATACAACAGTTCAAATCCAAAAAGTATTAGATGCTCTAGCAGCTAACAAGATTGAAGCATTACAAGCTAAAGTTAATTCATTAGAATTAGCACAAGCAACTAGTGGTATCGTTAGATATCCTAGTGCTACAACATTCAGTGCTGGATACAATCCATTCTATGGACCTGTTCCACCATTTACACCTAACATTTAGTCATATTGACACGGCACATTTGCCAAAGATGGACCATTCAATATGATCCATCTTTTTAAAATTTAATAAGGAGGTATATAAATATGGCTTTAGTTGATAACTTAATTTATATGATTACACCTGCTACATCTAGCGTACCTGCAGATAGTATATTACCATTATCTACAATAGCTAGAAGAACAGGAAGAATACTTAAAAACAATTCTGATAGTATAGTTTTAGGTGCTCCAGGATACTATGCTGTTTCTGTTAATGTTACATTTACTGCACCTGCTGCAGGTGATGTTATTATAAATGTACAGAAAGCTAGTACAAATATTCCTGGACTTACAGCATCTTGTACTGTAACTACTGCTGATACAGAAGTACATACTTTAACAATTACAGGAATCATAAGAACAATGCCATTTGAGTGTGCATCAATTCTTTCTGTAATTAATAGTGGTGTTGCTATAAATACAACTAATATTTCAGTAGCAGTGGAATATTTAGGATAGGTACTACTATGCATAAAACATTAATTGAACATGCTAGTTACGAACAACTTAAATCTTTTATATGTGATACATTAAGTATGTTAAAAGAAACACATAGTGATTTATATGAAGATCTAGAAATTCATTTATATAAAGAGATTTATGGTAAACACTTTAGCGATTGGCTTTTAGAAAAAGCGACTAAATATATGGTTAATGAAGATGGTACTACAGGACCACATTGGACTATTGATGAAACTAACTCTGTTGCAAGAAATATGAATATAACTTTTAAAGAGTATAATGAATATGATTGGAACTACACTATGAATATGATCTACTCTGATTACTATGGAGCAGTATCTGATGATGTTAACACATACGCTAAAATATCTAAAAAATTCTTAACTGATAAAGATGCTAAAGAAGGAAAAGCACTCTGCTACTATCTAGCAATGAAATAGTATTCCAGACACCTATATAAATAGGTGTCTTTTTTTATTTATATGTTATAATTAGTATAGAGAAAGCGCATATGAAAAAACTAAAAATTTATTTGTTACCTTTTCTAAATTTAAAATTCTTGTTAAGCTTTGGCATTGCTTGGTTCATTACTAATGGGTGGGCATATATTTGTCTTGCTCTCAGTTTCCTTTACAAAATTTCCTGGTTAAAAGTAATTTCTTCCACATATGTCGCTTTTCTCTACCTACCTTTTACTGCAGAAAAATTAATTACAATACCTTTAGCTATATTTATACAAACTAAAATATTTCCTAATAATAAAAAACTTCATGTGCAGCTAGCTAATATGCACTATGAAGCATTTAAAGATAGTTATAAATTTTTAAAAGTATATTGGGAGAGAAAGTGGTTTAAACAACAGCATATAGGAAAAATTATTTGACAAACAATAATTATATGTTTTATAATTATTATAGGTACGGACTCCTTTAATGTCTAGATTACATTATAAACAACTTCGGCAACTGTTTATATAAATATTTTCGCCAGACTTTGAGAAAGTATAAATCTCGTGCGCACTGATAGCACAGATACCAGTAAAACAAAAAACAAAAAACAAAAAAAATAAAAAAGGAGAAAAGAAAAATTATTATGAAGTTCAGTTTACATGACCTCAAAAATGTAAATACCGTCCTTGGTATGCTTTATGATAAGGACGGAAATTATCGTCCTGGGTTTTCGCCTGAAGAATTCTATGATACAATCCTTTTAGATTCTTTAAAGTACGGCGAAGAAAATTATGTGCATTTAAAATATGCAGAAACAGTTAATATTAAGAAAGGTGCTAAAGTTGCTCGTTTCCGTAGATGGGCAGGTATGACACCTACACTTAGACCTTTACTTGAAGGTTTTCCACCAGCACCAGATAAACATGCTTATGAATATATTGAAGTAGGTAATGTTTATTCATTTGGTAGATGGAGTGAATATACAGACCAAATTGATATGTCTGTAATCTCTGAAATCGTAGCAGAAAGATCTGTTCAATATGGTGAAAATGCTAACCAAACTAAAGAGTTATATGCTCGTAAAACTTGGTTATCTTCACCAAACGAATTCTATGCTAACTTCAAAGGTGGTTTTGCAGATTTACAATTCGGTGATGCAATCACTATCGATGATTTAAGATTCTTAACTGCACGTATGAAACGTATGCAAGTTAAACCAGTTAGTGGTAAATTCAATTATATCTGTTCTCAAGAATTTATTAATGGTTTAATTGATGATCCAAGAGTTAAGATGTATATGGAGATTAATAATACTACTGGTAACTTATGGACCAGTGGTGAATGCTTCCCATTATTCGATCTTAACTTTATCCCTACTATGCTTGATGAATTTGCATATCCTGATACAGAATTCCCTGGTGTTTATGAAGACTCAACAGGAAAAGAAATTATCAGATTATACGCTGTTAAAGATAGTACAATTTACTATCTAGATGTACATCAAGACTTTGTAGTAGACACTACAAATAATATAACAGCTAAAAGTACTGGAGCAGAAGTCGAATATTTATCAGATGGTACAGCAGTAGAATATCCTACTAAATGGGAAGTTCCAACTAATACTGAAACATTTACAACAAGTAACGCTGATATCGTTGAAGCATCTTCTTCAAAAGTACGTATTGGCGCCGCTACAATTTCTCATACAACAGATTCATACGGTGTTAAACATACAGTATTTACACCTGTAACAATTACTACAACTGGTCAAGACGCTAATGTATCTACTTATCTAACTGCTATTAATGGTTTAATTGATGATGGTGCATTTATGCAATTACCAGTACATAGAGGAATCTTATTCGGTGATGAAGCTATGATTAAACTTAACTATGAAGGATTATCAGATGCTCCAAGAATCATTGTTAAACCAGTAGGTTCTTCTGGTGTTCTTGATCCATTAAATCAAAGACAATCAATTGGTTACAGAGTTGATGGTTTCGGACTTGCTATCAAACGTCCTGAAGCAATCTGTATCACTTATGGTATCCCTGTAAATGCAGAATTTGCAGCACTTACAACAGCTTATATGGTAGGACATCCAGTATTATTAGATAACAGTACTAACGCATCTACAGATGTTAACTCATTTGTAGCAGCTACTTCTACTAAAGATGCATACCAAAAGATGGAAGTTGCAGCAGTTAACCAATACAATGATGTTGTTGTAAATGCTCCTAATAGACTTCTAAAAGACTATCCAGCATTTAGCACATCTTCATCTTATGAACCAGGCGATCTTGTAGTTTATACAGATGGTAAAGTTTATGTATTTACAAAGAAACACGATGCAGGTGCTTGGGATGCTAAGCATGTTGTAGAAGTTAAAGGTTTATACACTAACTTACTAGATACTGCTAACGATAAAACTTCTAACGTTAAGTAGTTAAAATTAAATATTATTAAAAGGAGGCAGCACTCAGATGGCAAAAGACACATTTGACCTAACATCCAGTTTAGTAAAAGGCGTAGAGTCAAAAGAAAACCAGGCTAAGCAGAATGATATCAAGCTATACAAAACATCAAATATTAAATATAGTATTTCACCTTTGTATGCTAGATATGTAGGTAAAACAATTACTATTGCATTTAATGGTAATTTCAGAAAACTACCTGTTGATGGTTCTGAATTTGAAATCTCGCAAGGTCACTATAATGCTCTTAAGAAATATCTAAATCATATAGATAGACAAATTAAGATTGCACAACAAAATGCTAACTTTATGGGTGATCCAGTAAACGGTGATTTCAGAAGACTCTAATAAATTGACCATAGGGTATAACTCTATGGTCTTTTTACATAAATATATTAATATCCATAAATATATGTTAATATATTTATGTAAGAATAATTTTTATTAAGTGAGGTATAATATATGGCTACATATGTAAAGAAACCAATCCAACCTATTAACAATAGCAGGATTTATCCTGCACAATTTTATGCACGTCCTGCTATTGCTCCACTAGTTATAGGGCCTAGTGGTACTGTAGGACGTAATATACAAAACATACAAAATGCTTTCACTAACCAATATAAATATTCATTACAACAAATGGCACAATCTCCATTTGCTGTTAATAACGAACTTTATATGGAACGTATCCGTGATAAGTATGGTTATAATGATGAAGATTGGTATGAAGCAGCAGGTATTATAGGTGGTACAGTAGGTGCTGGTATAGGTGCTCTTGCAGGTGGTGGACTTATAACAAGTCCTTTTGAGTCTACAAATATATTCTCAAGAAAGTTTTGGAATAAAAATAATTTTCAAAATCCTTGGACAGGTAAATTTAGTTCTAAACGTTTAGATACTTCTAAAGCCTTTAGATCTACAGATTATGATAAAGTTAAAAATGTTATATATAATACCGCATCTAAAGAAATTACTGATTATAATGATAAAATTAATTTATTAAATAAAGCATCTAAAAAATATAATAAATTTATTAAAGGTCTCAATAAAAATGAAAAAGAATACATTGAGTTAAATAATCAAATTAAAGAATTAAGTAAAAAAATTAATCTTACTGATGATGAAAAGACCTTATTAGCAAATCTTAAAGCAAAACAAGCTACTATAACAAAGCCAGTAAATGCTGATGATTTAATTAAAACTGCTGATAATTTACTAGACACTGTAGATAAAGCACAAGATGCTGTAGATACAGCAAAATCCACAACTAAAGCAGCAATTAAAAAAGCATCTGATAGTGTAATAGATGCAGTCAAATCATCTAAAAATATTTCAAAATCTGCGGACACTATTAGTGATATTACAAAAATAGCAACTGAAGTAACTGATGATACAACTAAAATAGTTGAACAAGGCTCTAAAGCAGTTAGTAGAAGTGCTGGATTTGCACCAGTAGTCGGTATAGCTATGGATACAGTAGGTCTTGGTTTAGACATTGCAGGACTAGTACAATCTATCCAAGCAGATAATGATAATGAACTAATGAAAGGACTTAGTATAGGTCTTAATACTGCTTCTGTAGTAGGTGACGTAGTAGCACTTGTAGGTGATACTTTAGAGATTGCAGGTTCTGGTGCATCTTCTACAGGTATTGGTGCAGTTGTTGGTGCTCCTTTATTTGCTGTAGGTGAAGTACTTGATGTTATAGGTACTGTAATGTCTATGGCTGCTGGAGCAATAAATGGATTCTTAGTAGGTCAAACTGTAGGACACAGTTTAACACCATCAGGTCTTAAAGCACAACAATTATTTAATATGAACCTATATTCTTCTTGGATAAATAGACCTTTGACATCTATTGCTACAGTTGTTACTATGGCCGCAAGTACCTGGTCTATGGATAGACTAAGTATGTTATCTGATTCAAATAAAGGAATTGCTCGTGCAATTGGTTGGTTACCTAATAAATTAGTAAATACTTCTACAGGTAATTATTTCCGTAGTGGTGTAACCATGTTAGCTAATAAAGGTATAACAGCCTTAACTACAAAATTTGAGGATTCTTGGGAAAGACCTGATGATATAGATGATTTAAGTTTTGTATCTGCTTTATCTATATATGGAGATATTAACGATAATTTATTTGGAGCGTCACAACGTAAAGCCGCTCTTATTGGTATGGCTGAAGGAGATCCAAATGCATACGTTAAAGCTATGGCTCAAGCTTGGGGATATGGACCTGATATTTATAATTCACCTACTATAGCTGAAGCAAGACAAAAGGCAAATATAAACTTAGGTTCAATCGGTAATTCAATATTTGATACAATTGGTGAGATATTAATAGATCCACAAAATCTTACAGAAGTTGCTCAATCAATAAGTAGAAATAATTTCAAAAAAAGCTTCTATAAATATATGAAAAAAGATGCTACTGAAGCTTATATGAAAGTATTAAATGGCGCTACTTTAGACGATATTGATTCAAAGTTTATTTTTAAAACAACTACTGATAGTGATGGAAAAATTATTATATCAATGAAAGATGGTTTACCTGAATTAAGCTCTTTAGGTAGTTCTCTTATATATGGAAGTAATACTAATATTCCTAATACCTTCTCTCGTTATATAGATTCATGGCTAGAAGGTGGCAAAGAAGCTATAGCAGATACATATGCATCAATACAAACTTTATACAAAGGTACAAATGTAGAAGTAATTAAAATTATTGATGACTCAACATTAGATGTACCAGACATCATAAATAAATATTTCACTTCAAAAATACAACGTTCACAATCAGATATTAACGCACAAGAAGTAAACGTTGACTTTAAAAAAACTTTAGAAGAATATCACAGATTAAAAAATAAGAAAGAAGAACTAACACAGGAAGAAAAAGATATATTCACTAAAGCACAACATACATTTGAATCGCTATATTCATACTATGGTATAACTGATAATAATGATGATACAGATAATATTATAATAAACAAATTTATAGATGATCTAAAACTTACACCAAGAGACACACAAGTCTATAAATTATATAGTTTAAATGTTAATATGAAAAATCAAATGGATATGATTAATCAAGCAGGTCAAATAGTTAATAGCTTGTCTAATATACCTGTATTCACATTTAAACAAATTATTATGCCTTTATATCAAGCATGGAAAAATTCTTATAAAACTGTAACTAACTCTAAAAAATCTATAAGAATACTAAAAGTAAGTAAAATTCTTAAAGATAAATCAGACGCTTTTTTAACTAAAGAAGAAAAGGAAAAAATAGCTAAACCTGAAAGTGTATTCAACAGTGAGAAATTATTTAAAGAAAAAGAATCTAAATATATTCCTGACGAACAAATAGTACAAGTTAAAGATAGAGCTAAAAATATAAACGAAGAAACTATAAAAAAGGTTAACGAAACTAAAGAACGTTTAGATGAAGCTAAAAAACAACTTAAATATAGTGATGAAATAAAACTTAAATACTATATTAAAACTTCTAATGGCGAAGATACTATTAAAATTGAAACAGAAGAAGAAGCTAATAAAATAAGACAAGAAATAGAACAACTTGAAGGTGGTAGTGATTTAACAGATGCACAAATAAAAGCAAATATTAAATTATTATCTAAAGAACAAAAAGCTAGATATGATGCACTATGTATAATTTACGGTGAATACGCTGCTATTCATTCTGATAGTAATATATATGAAACAGCATTTAGTACAGTTAATGCATTAAGATATGCTATCACACACATTGGACAAGAACTATCTGATGATTACATTAAGACTGTATCTAAATATATAAGACTAAAAAAAGTATATACTTCTACACCTTTAACACTAAACTCATTAAAAAGATTAATATTTAACAATAAAAGTAAACTCACTGACACTGAGTCTTTTATGGATGTATTAACTTCTTGGTTGACTAAACAAGGCAAAAAAATAACAGACGATACAGCAAAAGAAATAAAAGATTATATTGAAAACAAAAAATACAATATTACCAAAAGTACGGGAATTAAAGAATTTTTAGACTTCCTTAATAAAGATGGATTCATTAGTAACAATACTGATGAATCAATACAAGACCTACTTTCAGAAAAAGGTGCATTAGAAGTATCCGCACTACTTAATGGACTACCTCTTGTAATTAAAAATGCTAATGGTGAATTCGAAGAAATATCTAAAACAGATTTAGGTATTGGTCTTAAATACATAGATAAGAAAACTAAAAAGTTAAGTGTGAAATTTACACATACTTTTAATTCTGCTTTAATAAATATTATAAACTCAGTTACTTACAAACTAGGTTATAAGACACCTTTAATAGATGATATTGAGTTATCAGACAACGACGCAATGACATTTGATAAGTGGAAAGAAACATCAAATCTTCCTATACAGAGACAAGAATATTTACGTACGATTATATATAATTATATAGTGTCACATGATCCAAATATATCTACAGATACTTTAGAAAAATTATGTTCTGAAGCATATTTAAATGACATAATAAGAAGTTTAGACAGACTTGCTAATTACCCTTCTAAAAGTTCTAATACAAGAGTACAATATATTCCTTTAAACGAACTCACACAAAATCAGATGCAATATCTTATTTATAAAAAAGCAATAAATGATGAAAATAGTGAAGTACATAAAGTTATAAAAGCGTATATAGAGAAATTTAATATACTCCTTAAGGATATTAATACTTCATTAGAATCTATGAATTTAAATAAAGATGAATTAAGACTAATGAGACAAGGTTTAGAGAATACAATTAACACTTGTATGGAACCTCTAAGAAACACCACTATATATTCGTTTATAAAAGCACACGCTACTGCAATGCATAGTTTAGATGAAGACACAGGATTGAAGTTCTTCGTAAATATGGATTCTTTATACGACCATATAGTCCTTAAATCAGAAGATAAGATAACATCTAAAGATTCAGGTACGGAAGTTTTAAGAAAAACTGCTTTAATGTATAACAGTGACTTTATAAAAGTTGCTGAAGAAAAATTAAATATTAGTAAAATATCTAAAGCGCTAAACGAAGAACATATACAAGAAAATGTTGAAACTAATTACGAACCTGATAGTGAAGCACAAGCTATTAAAGAAGAAACTAGAAAAAATCATAAAACTAATGAGAATATAAAAAATTATAAACGTAGCATTAAAGAAGAATTTGATGATGCCGCATATATTATAATGAAAAAAGATGAAGCAAAAAATATAAAAATAACTAAAGATATGCTTGATAAAATAAATAAAAAAGATCATATCAAAGTATATACTTTTTTAGACGACTTCAGCGGTAATAATAGAGCAGCAAGAGCATCTAGATATGAACTATTTAAAGAATTAAATAGTTATTACTTTGCTAATAAATATGAGCAACTAAATTATAATGGAAAAAGAGGAGCATATATCGAACTATCTCCTACTGTATTTACGCACATATCAGTAAACGGCAAAATAACATTTACTAACTACAGAGATACAATAGACTATGATTCTAATGAAGATGCGTATTTAAATAATGTACACAATGAAATGATATCTTTAGTGGACTATTGTTATAAATATAAATACAATATAGGATACTTTAATGAAAATAATGTATTTATAAACTTAAACACTAAAGATATATCACGTGAAGATTTAATAGAAACATTATGTAATAATTACGTAGACGGTAAAAATATCATTATACAATTACAACAAGTTAAAGACGGTGTGTATAAACAGTACAATGCAACACAAGGATATATTGCAAATCAGTTTAAAAATAAAGTATACCGTGCTATAGATTACTTACTAGATAATGATGATGATTTTAAAGACATCGCATCAAAGTACACTTCCCTTAAAAATCCTGATCATATATTAGAAGATATATTAAAACTAGAAAAATCAATAAGAAATAAATTATTAACTAAAATATATGATAATGCTATGTACATATTAAAACCAGAACTTGCTCATAAAACACCTATAACAGGTATAGCAGAAATAAGAAACATTTCTGATAGACTCAGTGAATTTGAAAAATCTATGGTTCGTAGTAGTCAAGATAAATCTTTAAGAATTGCAACAGATAGTATTAAAGATATTGTATACAGAGATAAAGATTTCCTAGATTATATAGATGATATTGTACATTTAACTGAATATGAAAATAACACAGATGCAAAAACATTAGTAGGTGCTTTACTTAAAGAAATGTCAGATGTATTTGAAGAAGACACAACAGGTAAGAAAAACTACTACAAGGGACTTGTAGATAGAATTGATAAAAATACTGAAACTGGAGAATTTACGTTAGTACTAGAAGACGGTACAATTATGTCTTTTGATGAATTCACTAAAACATATAGACTGAATTTATATGGATTTAGTTCATTATTGCATAGCAAACTAATCCAAAATAAAGATGAACGTACAGCAGTTAAAGATTTTATATCTGCATCTAATCAATACCGTATTGCTTTAAATAGAAATAGTGAAACATCAGCATTAGGTTATAGTGCACGTAGTAAAGATCTGTTTACAGCACAGGTTAAAAGTAAAGATGATTCATTAAGTGATAGAGAGATAGAAAAAATCTATAACACTCTAAACGATACCAGATTTATGAAATTTATAAATGACCATGAAACTGTATCGACTAGACTTAATTATATGGGTTCTTCAAAAGAATCTAAAGAAATGTTTAAAATTGTATTTAATACTGATGTTATCGAAGCATATAAAGCATCTGGTGGATATAACCAACAATTCTTTATTCAATGTCTTAATATGTATAAAAAATACAAAGACAATAATGAAAATACAGAACAAGCAGACTTACTTAAAAAACTTATTTGTAAAGTATTCTTAAGAAATATAAGAATATCTACAGGTAACTATAATGATCAACGTATCGAAAAATTAGAATCAGATGCAAAAATTAAAGAAGTTAAAATAAGTACAACAGAAGATGATTATTTAAAAAGAAAATATCAAGTAGAACTCAACCTACTTAACAAAGATATTGAAAGAGCAAAAAGTATATCTTCTAAAATACATGATATAGGTGACGTAAGATTATCTGAACAAATTTTAAATGATTATTGTTCAGGTAAAATTAATGAAGAAACAATAACAGATTATTATCTAAACACTAATTACACATATGATGCTAATAAATATGTTGTTGCTAAAAAAAGAAATACTGATGAATACCATTTAGTAGATAAAAATAAAACTGATATTAGTGGTAAAAAACTTGTAACTGAAACAAGTGCACTACCTAGAGTATGTTTAAATATTATAGAAAACATTTATAAATTTGATTTTAGTAAAGTACAAAAGGACCCAGACCATATTGAAGAACAATATAAAAAGATTGAAAAAGATTATGAATACTGTGGTGCTATTGTACAAAAGATCACAAACAATAATATTTTAATTATTGTGAACAACGATACAACAGACATAGATAAAAAAATAAAAAATATTAAAGCTCAGTACCATAACACAAATGTATATATATTAACAAAAGATCAATTTAATAAATTTGTAAAAAATTCTACAGTAGACTTTAACAATATTGACTGTTCGTATACTTATGAATATACTGATAGTTCTTGTGAAGTAAACGAGATTATAAATAAAACAGCTCAAGACACAATAGTGCCTATGTTTATGCATGATTTAAACAGCTTCCTAAAAGATTATAATTTATATGATAATGATAGACAAATTAAAAATAATCAAAATATTGTTGAAGCTATAAAAAAATTAGAAGAAGCAATCGACTTACACAACAAATATACATTATATGACCAAGCATTAGACAGTGGTAGAGATCTACTACACACATATACATTTGCAGGATTACAACGTATAGGTAAACTTATTTTAGCGCACCAAAAATTTATAGATTATTTTAGAGACACAAATGATGATTCTATAATAAGTATAAATATGATAAGTAGATTCTTTACAAATGAGTACATTAAAAATGATATAGATGATGCAGATATAATAAATACTCTACACCAAACAAAAGGATATAATGAAGTAAGTAATTTAAAAAATAAAAACGGCGATACTTTAGATCAGGCATTATTAAATGCTATTCATTATATGCGTAGTAATTATGCTGATGACATTGATAATTTCAAATATGAAGATATTCTAGAAGATAACTTTGTAGATCGTATCAATGAACTCATAGGTGGTTTAACTGAAGCATCTAATACATTCGCTAGTGAATGGAAAAAGAACTCAAAAAATTGGAAAAAAACTCTACAGAAATATTTAAATTTACTATCAACAAAAGAACGTACAAACTTATACACACAATCTAGCATGCGTTTAAAAACAATATTCGATATCGAAAAAGAATTACCTATAAATAAAAATGGAAAAGTCTCATTATTAGAACTAATGGACGCCATTAAAAAAGACTTTGAATATAATAAATATAAACGCACTACTGAAGCTTATAATCTAGATAAACTACAATCTGAATATATAAAAAATAAACAAACCGATAAATATAAAAAACACATACATTATAGTGTTGTAAATAAACTAGTTAAAGCCTGTGAAAAAATAGATGAAAAACTTTCTAAAAATAAATGTATAGTTAACTTCACAAATACTGAACTTAATACAGATCCAGATGTACGTAACTTAGTGGATTTTCTTGGTATCTCTGAAGACACATTAAATACAATATCTAAGAATTTACCAAAAAATAAAAGAAATATAAATATACATAAATTTATATATCTTAATATTGTAAAACCTTATATACAAAATATAGGTATGCGTACATTAAAACATACACAAACATATGAAAACGCAACCAATGAGTTTATGTACTTAGAAACTGCTACTATGTCATTTATGAGTGATCTAAATATAGCGAAACAATATGGTCTCATATCAGAAGAAGAATACAACAGATTATCTGATAAGTACATAAACAACACACTTAAAATAAATTCTATAAAATATTTAGATAGTAGTTACAGATTTAAATATAGCTATTTCTCACCATCGTATTATATTGACACTCCTGATAAACCTATATTGTATACTGAATCTAGTATGGGCTTACCTTTTGAAACAACAGATCCAGTTAAAGAAGGTTATATACCACAATTAGCTTTAGATGCTCTAGGTATTGATAAACATAAAACACTACAAAATGCATTCGATACAATTCTTGATAATGTTGAAGATGCTATAACTGGTGGTGTAGATGTTAAAAAAACACTAAGTATTAACTATGAAAATCTAGACAAAGAATTAAACGATAATAAATTATTAGAAAGCACATCAACTATTAAAGATTTATATAATTATATTATTAACAAAAATAATTTGTTATACACAGATTTAAATAAAGATTTACTAGTTGTTATTATGAGTGCTTATAAATTAAAAAGAGCAGAGTCATCAAATATATTTGATACAGTCGATAAGATTATCTCATATATTCTTTCTGATGGAAACAATAGCAACTTACAAGATATAAATGATCTAGCTAAACCGAGCAAAAATGGTGGTAATATATATGAACTTAAAGATAAAGGTATAGAATACATTAATGAAACTGTACGTTTATTTGAACAAAACTGGGATATAATTCAAAGATGGTATGAATTAAAGTCTAAAGACAAAGCACCTAATATTGAATTAAAAGATATGCCACATACATTTGGCAGAGATATTTTAAATAAAGACACCGAATTCTATAAATGGTTCATTAAGCACTTCAATAAAGATATTCTAAATAATAAAGAATTAAGAAATTTATTAGGCCTTACAAAAAAAGATGAAGTATCTAAATACTTTGGTATAACTGAAATTAAAAATAATGATGTATCCACTATAAATAATTACACATTAGAACAAGTATATAAAAACTTATTAAATAATGCTATATATAAAAATAAAACAAATTTAAATACAGATATAAATGAATTCTATACATTAATAATGTATATTGAAAAAAGAAAAAATGATTATATGAGTGAAACATTACATAACAAAAATATAGAACTTACACCAGAAAACGTTGTCGAATACTTTGAAGAACAACCTTTAATAAATAATATTACATTTATACAAGATTTTAATAATGTACACGCATTTGATAGAAAAACAAATAGCATTAGCATTAATATTACTGATGAGATAAGTAAACCTGTTAGGTTACTTAACAAAATGAGAAAAGATATTAAAGCAAAAAATGATATGTTTAACACTATACTTATTGATAATAGTGAAGACTACGTAACTAACGATACTCTTAAAAAATCTTATTTAGTTTGTACTGATAATAACATGAAAAAAATGGCACGTGATATAAATAGTTCACGACTTGGTGTATTATTCAAAGCTGATCAAAAAGGTAATGATTACACAAGTACACTACGTAACTTCAGAGAAGCACTAGATACATTTACTATGGAACTATTCCTAGAAATAGAAGCACCAAACTATAACAATGTCGGTTCTATGAATACAACATTCCCAGAAATACGTAAATATTTTACTGAAGCATATAAATTATTTATAGATCCTAAAAACTGGAAAGACAAAGATTTTATAAGAATAAACGAAATTATTACAGCTATACAAGATTTAAATAATAACAAAGATCCAATTTTAATTGAAAGATCTTTAGCAGCGTTTTCATTGATGCGTGAAGATATGATTAATAAAATAAATAATAACAAAGATATTACAGATAAAGAAACAGAACTTAGAAAATTAAATGATTCAATTAATAAATCATTAGAAGATATAGTAGACTTCTTTAATTCTAAAGGTTATCTAATTAATTTATCTGTAAATTATACTAAAGAAATTATTGGATATATCTGGTATAACAGACAACAATCCACTAAAGATATAGATAAACGTATTAACGAAAGTACAGAAGCATTTAAAAAAATGTGGAATGATATTTCTATATATAAAGATTATGTTAAACATGACCCAATAAATACTTTATATAATATATGCAACAGCAACAAAACTGAAGAAGAAAAAATAAATGAATTTTGTGATCTTGTCTTTGAATTTAGATTAACAGAAGAAGATAAAACTAATGGCGTCAAAGCATATGATAAACTCACTGAATATGAACAACAATATGTTAAAGACCTTATTGATATGTACACATATACAAAACATATTACTTTACCTGTTCGTGTTCTTTATGATACATATGAAGAAGCCCAAAGATATACGTCTGATGCAGCAACATTATATGGAGAACAAAGTTTAGCAACAATTACTGCTAAAAATACACTAACAAACATTAGAAACAAACTAACTAAAGTCGAAGAAGAATTACAAAAAGCTAAAGATGATATTACTAATGCATACAGAGAACACTATCTTAGAACTAGAAAAGAATCTTCTGATTTATCTTTCAATATGTTTATTAGTGGTAATTACGCTAGTGAAATGACTAAGGCTTACTATAAAAAACTCGAAGAATTAGATAATATAAATAATCAAATTCATTTAAATGAGCAGGGAAGACAAAAGAAAAAACTATACTTTGTATTATGGTTAGTCCAAAATTCTAATTTAAAAGAAGATTATCAAAATGGACTAAAAGAATATTTTAATGAAAACATAAAAGATAAAACCGATGAAATAGATAATTTATTACTACGTCTACATATTAAAGATAATTTAACTAAACTTAAAAAAGAAATTAGAAATTATGCTGAACTAACTAATAAATTAAAAACTAAAGAGTATGGCTTCTACAATTATTTAAGACAGCACTATGATGACTTACATAATGATGATCTCTACACAGAATTGTTTGCTATTAAATCAGACATGCAAACTGAACAAGGCAGAGAAAAATATAAAAGATTAAGTAAGTATTACATAGATCAATTACCAGGTTCTAAAAAAGAATTTGAAGAATTAATTAAAAGATATGACGACACTATACAACAAATAAACGCATACCAGTACAATAGTAGATATGGCTCTAACAACAGTATAACTAAAACAATATTAAATAAAGCTGGTTTAGAAACTAATAAAATCAGTACTGATAATATGAGCAAACTTATTGGTATGTATAAATATATTATTGCTAAAGAACATTCTATAGAAGTAATAGATAACGGCACTACTACATTTGATAAATTATTACAAGAAACTTCTAACCAATTTATAGATGCTTTAGGAACATCAGAAGATAAAGAAGAATATAGAGAATATCGTTATGTACTACATCGTGTTATTAATAAATTAGATAAAGAAATACAAGAATTCAAAAGAAATTCTAAAAATGATATAAAAGAAAAATTCAAAAAACGTTTAAACATTGATATAGATAATAATGAAATATACAAACAAGAGATATTACAACTTCTATATAAAGAAGAAAAACCTTATGAAGAACTATTCGGTAAAACTATAGCACAAGTTAATTACCGTTTAGGTTTATTGAGTAATTTAGATGACTTAGGAATAGGCTATCTTATAGATGATATACAATATGCTAATACTAAACCGGAAGCGTACACACTCGATATGCGTAATAGAAAATACAACACATATCATGGTATTATAGAAAGATGTAAAAATATAAAGACGGTACTAATTAGAGAAATAATTAATAAATTCTCTTACAGTGTAGAAGATAAAAAAGTTCTAAGCGCTTTAAAACCATCTTTAATATCTAATTGTTTTGAAATTAAAAATAAAAAAATAACTCTAAAACAAAACGGTCTAGAAAAATTACAAAAAGCTACAGGTTTAAAAGATTTAGATATAAATAAAGCATTAGGATTATACCACGATTATCAACTCAATCAAGCAAACGATATATTAAAATTAATAGATGCTGAACATATAGATGACATGGAAGTAGCTGCTAATCAATACCGTAATAACACATCTTACATAAGATCTATTTCAGGTCTAAATAACCTTAATACAATTAGTCCTAAATCTAAATATTATGATGCAGCAAAATATATTTTAGATTCATACTTAAATGACTTAGAAAATAATACTCTTGTTTTAAATGAAGATATTAATAATAAAGACTTTATAAATAATTACTATGATAGATTCAACACAGATCAAGATGAAAAACTTAAAAATGAAAAGAAAAAACTTGAAAAAGAATTTGAAATCTATCAACAATTTAAAGATGCTTATGGAGATAGCAGTGATAACAACATAGATAAAAAAGAAAAAGAAATAAAAGAGTTAAAAAATTTATTAGAAGTTGCTGAAAAGGAATATAAAGAAGCCAAAGAAAATTATATCGACAGTCAATATATTTATGATGAAGCGAAAGAAAAAGGTAAAAATACTAATATAGGTCTGTTTAAAACATATTATGGTTTAGATAAAAATGCTACAGAAGAAGAAGCAATCAACTTAGCGTACAATCTTATAGATAAATATAACTTAGATCCAAATAAAAAACTAACAACAAATACTGAAGATCCTGAACTTCATGATGCTGCAACAGACACTGTAATAACATTCCTTAATTATATATTCCAAAAAGGCCGTCAAATCAATAAACTTAACGGTGTAGAAAATAATATAGATAATATTATAAAAGCAATGAACACATCATCATATTACATCATGGATATGGAAACATTACCTAGTATAGATGAATATGATTCTACACCATACCAAATAACACTAATACAAGTAGAAAATGGTGTGGTTAAAAACATGATCAATACTTATTATAGTAATCCTGTAGTAAATGATATTATCAAAAATAATGACGGTAGTATTTCCTATGGTGATGATTTAATGAAGTTCTACAAACAGCAAAAAAATATATGGAGTAAATCTACTGAAACAGAAAAAGAAATAGAAAAAATTAAAACAACAGATTCATATAAAAATGCATCTAATCAAGAAGAATACCTAAATGATAAACTAGAAACTTACTATAAAAATAAATTTGAAAAATTACGTATTAAATTATCGGAAACTAAAAACACACTATATAGTACTAAAGTAATTTTACACGCATTAGTTTCTACAGACTGTCCTATAATTGCACATAATGGTAAACAATTTGATTTCCATAAATACAATGATTTTATACAATCTTACGTATCAAGATTAATTAGAAATGAATTCTATTTATGCTACCAAAAATATGAGCCTAAACAAATTATTGCTAAAATCACAAATAATGGAACTATAAATTACTCTAACGATGAACAAGTAAATGAATACTATAAAGCATTAGAAGATGCTATAGATGAATTAAGAATGAAAAAAGTATCTACTACTATAGGTCAAAGAAAGATAGAAGAAGCTGTACGTAATTTATATGTAGCAATAGTTAGAGCAAGAGTTACATCAGAATATAAAAAACAAATTGCACTTACAACAGGTATTATACTTAATGACACACAAGTAAATGATATGTTTAATAACCCTAACAGCCAATACAATATTATAAAAGATAAACTCTACAAGTCTTTTAATACTCCTACAGAATATCCTAAAGAAACATGTATTCAAGAAATGTACGACATTATTATTACTAATAAAGATAATGTTACAGAAACAGATAAATCTGATCTAAAAATATCTTTAGGTGTATTATATGACAAAGTATTTGAGGCATATGATAACAACATCAACGGTGCACTAAAAGTTATTAGTAGTCCTAAATATGAAACATGTGAAAAACTAACTAAAGAAATTGTTAAAGATTTATTTAATGATGATATATCCGACAATAAATTAAATAACACATCTTTACAAGATCGCATAATAGCTAAAAATAGAATCATTAAAAGTATTGATACTACTATTGATTTATTAGAAACTGACATGACTAAAGATGACATACTTAAGTTCACTAAAGAAAGAACTAAAGAATTAGATGAGCTGAAGGCACTAAATGAACAAATGTCTAAAGATATAGCAAGTACCGAACTGATGATAAAAGAAAATTCTAAAGCATATGATGAAATTGTAGAAAGGCTTACAAAACTAGAAACATATTATAATGGTGTAATAGAAAAACTTCGTGGTAAGGCTTTAGAAGATATTAATGCACAATTATCTTCACGTATAACAAATAAAAAATTAGAATTAAGAAGTACTACAAGTTATGTAAATGCCAAATACGCATTTGATCAATCAAGCCTTAGACTAAAACAATGTTTATCAAATTTAAAGACATTTGTTAAAGCACTTAAATCAGCTAAAGATAGTGATATCAGCGTAAAAGATCAAGACATAACCCGATACCTTAAAGATACACAGTCCTTAATAGATGTCAATAGTATAAAAACTAATAAAGATCGTGATAATACAATAAAATTACTTAAAAAATATATTAAGGAATACACAGAAAACAAAAAGAAAGCTGAAGAATTGAATGAAGAACTTCAAAAAGAAAATATAAAACAAGAAGTATTAGATGATATAAACAAGTATGTCAACACATATAAAGAAGGATTGATTACTAAGTATAATAATATAATCGAAGGATTACAAAAGAAGATTGACAACTTAGGAATATTCAAAGATGTTAAAAATAAATTTACAACAGTAGATTCTGTAGAAAAAATTAAAGATAATTTTGAATTAATATCAAAAATTATCGATAATAAAAATAAAACAAATACTAAAGTAGCAAATAACTTTGATTTAGAAGAAATAACTTCTATTATAATTAATAATTTAGAACCTCTTTATAATACATCTAAAGCTATGGAAGGTATAAATAATGTAAAACTATTCCAACCTATGTACGATACAATGATTTCATTCTTCGATAACGAAATAATAAAAACAAATAACATTATAGACTTTATAAGTAATCTAGACTTTGTACCACAATCTGAAAATGATACATCTACAATACTATACAAAGACATAACCAAAGCTATAGATACTTATATCAAAGAAACTCTTGATATAGTCGGTGACAGTAATGAAATAAGTAAAGCATTAACACGTCTAGACAGTGATCTACTATATAATAATAATGCAACTAAAACATATATAACTACAGACACAAATGAAATAAAAGAATACAACAAAGTTGCAAGTACTAGAATAGATCCTAATAGTGATGTTGCTAGAGAAGCATATAATTATTGTGGTTCAACATTTGTTTTACCTACACTAAGATCCAACAACGACCAATATGCTTGGAAACTAAGAGATGATACATTGTATGTCAATGCTGTAAATAGTTTAAGAGCAGAAGAAGATGAAGATAAATATGTTACATTCATTACAAGTGATTCGTACAATAACACATTATGTAAATGTTCAATGAAAGTTAATAAAGACGGTTCATATAAATTCCAAAATGTTGAAATAAATTACGCATACAATTTAAAAGGTGAAGAACTAGAGAAACCACAAATTAAAACTATTAAATTTAATAGTTTAGAAGATTTTGAAAACACATGTAACCAAAGTTATAATTTCTATAATTTCCTTAAAAATGATAGTAAACAAGGTATACATATTAATGCATCAAGATTAAAATTCAGTAATTATGGTTTCACTGATACAGGGTATGAAGCAGCTAATAAATTATTAAACTTTATTAAAGATCCAAATGCACTAACAAAGGCAACACCTGTAACTAATGTACCTATAAAGAAATTAAAATTAGTAAATATTACACAAGAATCTATAGACAAATTCCTAGATTGGACATCAGTTATAAATTATTCTAATCAGGGTGAAGGCGGATATAACAATCTATCAAATGTTTATTTAGGTATTATGAATAAACTCTTAGGAAAATACACAGCGTTAGATCCTGGAAAAATATTAAATGGTATACCTGATGAATTTGCAAATGGTTCTGAAATTATTACATATACTGCTGAGGATTTAAAAAATGTTGATGGTACAGGATTAGATATCGCAGCAACTGAGGCATCTGAAGGTAGTATGGGTAACGTATTTACAATTAAAGATATGTTAACACCTGAAGCATTATTTTCAGCAAACACAAACTCTGTACGTTTAGTCTTAATAAGTAAACTTATTACTGCTAGATACACACCTTTAAAAATTATTAATGATTTATATTTAGATGAACGTATTGGTGATTCTAATAACATTAACCTAACATCATATTTGCAACTACCAGATAATAGCAAAGAATATATTAACTGGAGAAGTAAATTAATAGAAAAAGAAAAAGAATCTATAAAAGAATTAAATCCAGACATAACAGATGAACAAATAAATAATTATTTAAAAGAACGTAAAAAAGAAATAGATGAAGAAACTAAAAAAAGGTATGATGAAATAGTTATAAAAGGTCACAATAAAGACAGAGATGCATTTACACCACATGTTGAAACACTCAACAACAGTAAAAATTATAATAATGGAACATACTCTAAACAAGGAGTTAATACTACTATAACCTATGTTAATGATCCACGTGCTTTTGAAGATACTATGCTCGTAGATGAAGATTACGCAATCCTTATGGGTATTGAAGAAGGTTCTAAAATATGGGCAGGTGCAGGTTATAAAGGCGCCGTAAAATATATTAAAGGATTAGCTAAACAATATGGTACAAATTTCGTAGCAACTGGTGAGTCCATTATAAAACGTGGAACATATGGAATGTTACTCGAACTTGCATTAAACAAGATGCTTGATTATAAACTAGGATATATTGATCAAAGTGAATTGTTCTCAAATACTATTAAAATAGATAACAAAACCAAAGAATCAATATTATCATTTATTGAAAATAATATACATAAATGTAATACTTATGAAGATGCTAAACAATATGATATAGCAATAGTAAATAATAAAATAGTAGTTAATCCAGAAACAGATATAGAAAACTATTTCAAAACAAATGGTATTGAAGACTATACAACTGTAATTAGAAAAACTTTAAATCTTACAAATGCGAATAACAATGCTATCGAAGATGTATATAGATACTATGATGATGGTACTGAATCTTCTAAAGCTATTGAATACATTGGTGGCGCATGGTCTGGTACAGCATATATAAGAATAGATACTGAGAACTATGCAAAACATAAACAAACAAATCCTACTTATAAAGGTGATGGAACACTAACATATGCAGAAAGAGATAATAAGGGTTCTATAGAATCTGGTGGTATGTTATCATATTCTTTAGATTTAATTCTTTCACAAAAGGTAGGATATAATTGGCGTAAATATGTATTAGAAAATGATGTCACTAAGAGACTAACTAACCTTGTAAATAGTCTAAGTATAAATGGATTAAAACAATATGATGAAGATATAAAAGAGTTTATTGAAAATAACATCGATGCAGCATTAAAAGAAGAAAAAATTACAGAACCTAATGAATTATCTGAAAGTGGAAAAGAAAATCTTGCAATAAAATTTATACAACAATTAAACAATAACCAATTAATATCTCAATATTATAATAAAGACTTTATAAATTACTTTAAATTTATGTTTGATTATTATAAAGACATAGACCAAGAATTCTCACAAATCAGAGCAATTAATATAGACAAAGCTATCCGTATTAAAGCAGCGAAAGAATTAATATCAGATAGAGGTCTAGGTTATAGATTACAGTATGCGAGACATATTGCATCACGAAGCCAAATAGTAGCAAATACATCATTAAAACTAGGTGAAATAAAACTACCTTATAACCAATTACAAGAACTGTTAAAAGATAAAAATATCCATCATACATTAGAACTTATACCATACAAAGAAGATATTAATTCTATAAATAATTTAAGTACAAATGAAAAAGTAGAAGCAATTAATCAACTAATAAATAGTGGTGTTTATCCTACTACTAAAGATAACAATGGTAATATATATACTAACTATGAATTAATACACCCTATTTATAAATCTATTGCTGGTATCAAAAAATTAGTATCTATTGATGGTATTAAAAATATAAATCATGATTTAAAACAAACAATAATGTCTGTATTCGCTATTCGTGTACCTGTCCAAGACTATAATGCAGTTCCTATTGTTAAAGTTGTTGGTGCTTCTTTACATCCTGCCACTGAATGTTATACATATTTATATAAAATGATAGGTGGTGACAATGATGGTGACACTGCAACGTTTATTCCTGTTGATAAATCATCTATAACTAAAGATGGATTACTACAAAAACTAGATGCATCTAAGCCAGAATATTATGATAAAGGATATTTTACAGATGTTAATGAAGATAGTTATAATATTAAAAAAGATACTAATAATAACTTAACTGATGTATTAGATTCATACGAAAGTTCTGATATGCGTCACGCTTTCTACGGTAAACTTGCAGCAAAAGGTGAAGGAGATAAAAAAATAAGAGGTAATAAAGCTCATTATGCTTGGTGTGAATTATTCCAATTAATAACTGATGAAGATCTATATACTAAACTAAGTAAAAACTTTAATAGTGACGATACAACTTTAACACAATTAGAGCATAAAGATACAACTACAGATATTGAAAATACTTACAGTTTCTGGATAAGTGCATACATACTTAAACAAACTGGTGGCGAAACAACCAATAGTGAATTTACAAATTATTCTTTAAAAAATAAAAAAGGTATGGAAGATTTCTATGAAAAACATAAAGATGAAATAGATAAGATGCGTATAGTTAATAATTATATAACTAGACAACTTAGTGAAAATGGAGATTCATCAGAACTAGCTAAAGCGTTTGGAGATAATAATATCGCAGCAACTAAACGTAAGATCATAAATGAGGCTACTGCTATAACTTTACAACGTGGTCGTTTATCTAAATTAGGTATTAATATGGTAGGTGGACAACGTAAAGATATAAATGGTGGTGCAGCTGAAAACATGTTCGATGAACTCAATGAAAATAATGGTAGAGATGCTGAAGGGAATAATAATTGGACAGTAAATTATAATATCGAAGCAGAACAAAATGGTATAGTTGTAGTAACACCATTAAAACTTATTGAGGCTGCAGCAAAGAAAGATAATATACAAAACTTAATACCGAATCTATTAAAAATCAAATATATTAAAAACAATGAAAAAGAATATATTAAAAAATTAGAAACAGAACTTAAAAAATTATCTGTATTTAATGATGCTAGTAAAGCACTAAATAAAAAAGAAGTATTACAATTTATTGAAGATTCATTCTTGGATTACAATAGAATAAAAATAGACATGTATACAGTAATAGACTTCTTAAACAATAGCGATGCAACATATAGTGATCTTAAAAATCTTTTAATAAATACTTCATTCATAAGTGACGATAATTCTGGAGACACGGATTTATATTTAACATCTCTTAAAAACACAATAAGAGATGACAATAATAATAAAGTAGCACCATTTATGAAAAAGATCCTTGCTGCTTCTATCTTTGGTTCTGACTTTAACACTCAGTTTAGATTAATAAACAATCTAAGCACAACCGAAGAAAAGAAAAATTATGTAGATAATCTTGCCGACCAATATTTAAATCAAGTTGTATTAACTAGACAATTATCTAAAATGTTATCTGATCTAGCACAAGGTCCAATATCTTTATCAAAACACGGAACTATAATATTTAATCCTGAATCTAAATTCTTAGAATATATTACAAGTACAAGAGACTTTAAAAAGAACTATGCTATCCGTAAAATTACTATAGGTGGTGGTATATCACAAGATAAAACAGTCGCAATGGGTTTAAGTAAAATACGTGATGATGATATTGATTTTAATTTTAATGATGACTATATTAGTACAATGAGAGACGCACATGCTTCAGAAAAATATAAAGTAGATAATTATAAAGAATCATTATTACATAATTCAGACGAGTACAACAATCTACAAAAATCTATAACTTATGGAATAAGAAAACAATTATTTAAAGAAGATTATTTAAGTAATAATACTCAAGCATATAGTAAGGTAGAAGATGCTATAAGTAATTTAGAAAATTTATTAACTGATGAAAATAATAAATTAATTAATTTCAATAACTTAAATAAAAACACTAAAGAAAATTTATACGAAAATATAATGGTACTACGTAAGTATGATATCCCATTATACAGAATTATATATGCTATAATAAATGGCTTTACTCATTTAAACGAAGCAAACAATGTCTTAAGAAATGCAGGCATTAATACATTCTATACTAAAACAAACATAAATATACCTATATTAAAACAAACTAAATGTTTAATGGAAATGTATCTTGGTAGTATCTACTTAGATAGAGATAGTTTTAGACGATTAAATTATGCCTTAATTAAAGATGGAGATGAAAAAGAAAAAGCTATAATAAATTACTTATTAGGTGTAGATGATGTTGACTCTGATTTATACTTATTATCAGGAGAACTTCGTGATATTAAAGAAGCATATGATTTAAATAAACAATATGATAATCTATGGGACCGTATCGAAAGTATCGCTAACGGTAATATGAAAGAAGACAGCAATGAGGTAAATAAATTAAGACCACAATTTGTTCACGATGTATTAAAATCATTAAATGATACACAATTATATTTATCTAATCAACAAATAACTTTAGCCGATAATTTAATTAATTTTATAAATGAAATAAAATTAGAAGAATCTATTTATAAAACTACAGCTAAACAAATTGAAGATCTTGTTAATACACCTACTAGACATAATGATTCATGGGAACAAATTATACATGAAATAATAGAAGATTATGCAGACACAAGATCTATATTCTTAAAACCTACAGAAAAGAACATAACAAAAGCATTCTTTGAATTAAGAAAACTAGAACAACAAAAGAACAAACTTATAAAAACAAGAGATAAACTAGAAAAATTACAATCAATAAAAGAATTTGAAATTAATAAATTAAATACATTCTTAAATAATAACGATAAAGATAAACTCAGGAAATCACTTAATCTAGAAAAAAATAATTATCTTGATGATATAGAAAAAGATAAACATATGGCTATAGATTGGGCTTTATCAGAAAACATCGGTGGATTATTATCATTCTTAAAAACATCTAAAGGTGAATTATTAAACGATGGTACAATAAATATGAATACTCATAAAGAATTAACTAATGAGGATATTCAAGATTTCTATAATTCTAAATTAATGCAATTAGATAATTACCAAGTCCCATTTATAAATCAATTATCTTTATTTATTAAAAAGAATTCTAAAGGAAATCAAGAACCTGACTTTGATGCATTCTGGAATTATCTAAAAGAAAATTATAGATCTTTAAGAGTAACTGTAATAAGAAAACCTGATAAATCTGAATCACAAGGACTATTAAAAGGCTTAAATGATTTCTTTAAAAAAGATGCTGATGATGTATTACATAACTGGGATGTAGAAAAACAAGGTAAAAAACCAAAAAGAAATTCATATAAATTAAACCAAGAATTAAGATTTAACACATTAGAAGAATTAACATCATTCTTAAAAACACACACTAAAGATAGTGATATTAAATTTACATTTAATGGTAAAACATATAACGGTATATCTGATAAATTAGATTTATCTGATAATGGAATATATGCTAAATATATGACACCTACTTTAACTGAATTACAGATAAGAGGACCTAAAGATCTTAAAGCTATCTATGATTTAATTATTGAAAATAAAGAGAATGCTCCAGAAATAGGTATTACAAATATAAACTATATTATGGAAGCAGATGAATTTTCATTTAAACCTTATAAATTAGATGGTAAATTCTCTCGTGTAATTGGTATACTTAATAGTATTCAAAAAGTATTACTTCGTATGTCTTCAGGATTCTTATTACGTAATATGGCTGATACTATATATCAATTAAAATCAGAAGAACTAAGGCAATTAGGTTATGCTTCTCAATTAAATATAAAACAATTACATAATTTATATCATTTATCAGATCAAATATATAACGTATATCAATATGTATATGATGAACGTATATTAACTTTATCTGAAGTTAATATGCATTATGAAGATATTATAAAATTAGCTAAAACAGAAAGTAATAAAGAATTAATAGAAACTAAAATGAACCTTATAAAAGATAAATTAATATCTTATATAAAAATAACTAATACATTAACTGATAATTCTAATACTACTAAAGCTATGCAGAATAACTTAGATTACATTGAAAAATTAATTAATGGTATTGATAAAAGTATTAATATTTTAAATAGTAAAGAACCTGAAAAATACATATTTAAAGCTGTACAAAATTCATATGATCTACAACAAGCAGTTAAATTTCTTATGAACATAAGTTTCGCAGAATACTATAGACTTTATGATAATATTATTGAACCAGATGGAACAATAATTAAAGGATTTAGAATAGATGCTTCTAAAGAATCTATGCAACCTCGAAAAGCATGTAGTAAAATTCAAAGATTTAAAGACAACCAAACGGATTTAAAAGGTGCAGAAGCAATGTTATTTGAAGTATCTGCTTTCATGAATACACAAGCTGAAAACGATTATCTTAAAGCACAACAATATGAAACATTATATAGAATGATGGATGAATATAGAAACACTAATCATACATTTAATAATGAAATATCTATTGAAGATATTCAAAAAATGTTAAAAGAAACTAAAAAACAATATTCTAAAAATTTAGCTGAATTTATAACTGAAGGTAATTTAATGACACCTTTATATAAATATCTTACAGAACGAACTGAAAACGTTGCACGTATTACATACTTTATATTTAATCGTACTATGTATGATAAAACATTTGATGAATCTGTTGCTATGTCGTTAAGAACTTGGTTCAATTACGGACAAAGAAGTCCATTTGAAAAACAACTTATGTTTGATATTCCTTATATATCATTCCCTATGAGAGCATTAGGAGACTGGTGTGATAGAATATTAGATCCACGATTTGCCGTATTTATGGATGATATTATTGATGGTATGTATGGACAATATCAAGACGAAGATGGTCAATATGATGAATGGACTAAATTTATGATAGCTAATGGTTGGTTACCTATTGGTAGACACATAGGTGTTCGTGCAGGTAATGGTATGTGGGATGTACAATCATTATTAAATAGTTCATCAGAATATATAACACAACGATACAATCCTATTCTTCGTGCAATTTCTAAAATGATAGATACTGGAGACTTTAAACAAGCAATACAACAACTTGCTACAGTTGGAGCATTAACCAAAGCAGCTAATGTTGTATCTCCAAAACATATATCTATTAAAAATGGTGAAGTACAATTAACACAAAAATCTTTAGGAAATTCAAATTCATTATTCTTTGAATATAATAATTATAATAACTATGATTCATATAATACTATAGGTAATTATAACTATACTAATGGTTATTCTAAATATACACCATATAATTATAGACGAACTAATAATGGACGTTGGACTAAATATGAAAATATTTATAAAGATTTATTTACTAAATACGGTAAACATAGATCTCAATCAAAGAATCCTTATGATATTGTTAAACAAATACAATGGGAAAGAATTGTAAGATCGATGCGTAGTAAATATCGTAAATAAAAATAAGGCGTAGAAATTAATCTACGCCTTTACTTTTATTCTTCTGAATTTTCTAACATAGCTAAGTAATCATCATCAGAACCAATCATAGTTTCTGCATAATCATCATCAGAACCAATCATAGTTTCTGCATAATCATTTTCCATATTTTCAAAATCTTGTTCGGTTAATTCATTAATAACCTTAATCTTTTTATCATCTGGATTATACATATTTTTCCTCCTTATATAATATTATATTAAACTTTAAAATATTTTTATAACAACCACAAGGTATATTTAATTCATTATCTAAATTTAAATTATTATATTCTAAAATATCTTCTTTTATTAGTTCTTTTGTTTTATAAGATATAATAATTTCTTTTATTAATTCTTTAGATCTTTCTTTTAAATCATACCAAGTGGTTAATTTATTATTTACATAATATTCTATACTTAATTCAGTATTAATATTAAATGTAAACTCTATAAAATCTTTTACTGTCATAGAAAAGGAGCCATAGATATCTATGGCTCTTACTCTACTATTTAGCTTGAGCCTTCTTTAATAGAGTAATAACCTCCTTTTCTAATGAAGTTAATGCGTCTATTTCAAGATCATCTAATTTACGTCCAGACAATTTTTGTCCTACAAAATTAATTAATTCTTGTGATTTTGCAGATAATGTTCTTATAGATTTACAAATATCATCTTTAGTTCTAACAGGTGCTACTGCTTTATCTGTAGCAAATTGATATAATAATTTACCGAGTTCAGGTGTAGCCATAGCATAAGTTGATTCCATACCAGGTAAACCTTTTTCTACTAAAAGGCTATGATCTTCTTTATCAATATTAAATGTAATATCACATTCAAAATCAAAGCCATCTCTTAGATCTGGTTTAAGACCAAATGTTTTAGGTACCATTTTACCTTTACTATCTGCTATTAATGCAGTATCAGATTTAGCTCTTGCTGTAATAAAATAATGTTTAGATGATTTAAGAATTAACTCAATAGTTGTATTAAGTTTTATTCCTATATTTAACCAGTTACTATAGCTGTTACCACCAGACATATCTACAATAGATTTCTGTTCTAGTAAACCACCTTCTTTACTCCAGAAATGTGTCATACTATCGATAATAATACAATCAATATCAGGCATAGTTTCTAAATCTTTTAGTACATTATCTAATTTTTCTGTAGTAAATGGTGCAGTAATAGGATAATAATTATATACACCGATATTAGAATATAGTGTACCTCTACCATATTCTGTATCAATTAATACAATATGTTTCCATGCTTCTGCTTCGTTACACTTACGTACTGATTGTACAACACCATTAGCCATAAATAGACTAGATAAAGTTTTGCCCGAAAATGTTGGGCCATAAATGAAAACTTTTAAAGGTTTTAAAAGTTTAGTTGCTTGTTGAAGTTTTATCATTTACTTCATCCTCCTTATTATCTTTTATTTAATTCTTCAAGATATTTATCTATATCTTTTATATATGGATATTTATCTCCAGTATATTTATTAACTATATCTAAATAATATTCATTAGTATTAAATTCTTTATGTACTAATCTATCATTTTTTCGTTTAAATTCAAGTATTATTTTTTCTTTATTTATTTCAAGAGTGAATAATTCTAATACTTTAATATTAGAAATATTTAAATCATTGGATTTAAAATCTAATGCATAAGTACTATAATATTTACCTATATCATCATTATTATATAAACCAAAAGTATTTGTTATTCTTATATAATATTTAATATCACCTGTTTCTTTAAAACAAATATAATAAATTAAATCTTCTTGTTGTGTTTCTTTAATATAATCTTCTTTAATTTTAAATTCATCAATGATTTTTAATAAATCATAAACTACTACATCACTTGTTGTAGTAATTTCTGTATCACTTATTGTAGTAGTTTTTGTATCAGTAGTTGCATTTCTTTTAGCTTCATTAACTGAACTAGTTTCTGTACAACCAATTAAACTGATACTTAATAATGTAATAATTAATAATAATAATTTTTTCATTTAAATAATATCTCCTTCTTTTGTTTATTATATTCTTCTATTGCTTTATCTTTTATATAGTATTCTTTAATACACAAATCAAGTTGTATATATACATCATCTAAATGAGTAACCATATTCCATTCTTTATTATGTGGTGTATTACATACACATGATACATTATATTCTTTAGTCAAGTCTGAAATAATATTAAAGAAAAATGCTTCTGCATCTTTACGTTGTTTAAATGACCATTGTTTAAAATGACAATTATGTTCATTTATAGTACTTAATTGTATTATATAATATTTATTCATAATTTTCTAACTCCTTATAATAATCATCATCATGAATAATACCTTCAGAGGTATCTAAATCTTTATAATAATCTGCACATTCATAACCTTCTTTAATAGCCCATTTACGAAAATCATCATTCATAGGAGCAAATGGTATATCTATATCTGAACCATCTGAATGTACTTCACCAGCAAAGCACATACCACATTCATAGTAAGTTGATTCTACTTTTATATTAGGATTATATTTTTGTAATTCTAATACAATAGGAATACAAGGGTTCCAAGCAGTAAAACAACTAATATATAAATCTGAAATATTATTTGTTAATATATTATCAATACTATTAATACTAAAAAATACATCATCTGAATCTACATTACGTCCAGTTCCCCAATATTTATGACCAGATTCTGTTCTAGGTTTTTTAATTATTTTATTAAAGTTTAATGTTAATTCACCTTTAGTACCACCATGTTTTAGAAAGTATTTTCTAACAAATTTAACTAATTCATTAGGTGTTGTTGCGTGTATTTTAATATTATTCTCACACGAGTTTGACATTATACTACCTCACTTGATACATTGTATTATTTTTACCATTATATTAATATTGTTTTATATTATCTTTAGGTATAATAGTAGAACCAAAGCCTTTAATTAGTTTTTCATTTAACCAATTAATATTTTCTTTTTTTGAAATCATTTCAGATATTAAATCTTTTAAAATATTTTTAGTTAAAAATTTTATATTATATTTTATAATAAATTCATCCCAATCATAATCAGGATGATCAATATATACTATCATAAAATCATACATATATTTCTCCTTTATATTTTATTTGGTAGATATTTAAAGTTACACTACCATCAACTAATAGAATGTGTTGATTAAGGCGGGAAGCACTATTATTATTTCCCATGCCGCTTCGTAACCTCTAAAGCTTCTTATTAAAGGGAAGATTATTTTAGGGGCTTGCAATCGAGTTATTAGAAACCTAATTTATTAAGTATTACTATTTAAATCAGTGATATCTTCAGCTACTGTTGTGTCAGGCTTTTTAGGTGTAGATGAATCCGTACACAATAGATTTGTTTTAGGTTTACCTATTTTTAAATACGGATCTATAGACCAACCGTTTTGTTTAAAAAATTCTTTTATCTTGTCTGTATCTAATGTTTTAGCACCAGCTCTTGTACTTAATTTAAAAGTTAAATTATCTACAGTGAATTGATGTGAATTTTGTGCTGTCATATTTTTAATAATACGTTCATCCATCTGAGCTAATTTTGTTTTTAATTTCTTTGCTTCTGCTTCATACATATTTAATTCAGACATAACTTGTCTATATAATACAACTTCACTAGGTGCAATAAGACGACTTACATCTGGTACATATGTATAAGGAGAATTAGTTAGATTAGCCTGTAAGAGTTTTTCAACTTCTTCAAATGGTACTAATGTAAGTTCACTAACATTAAAACTACCTTGATACATATGGAAAACCTGGGCACGTTTAGTGTAGTATTCTAATAAATCTCCATTATATTTTAAATATGTATAAATACTTAATTGCCATGTTACTGATTCCCAATGTACTTGAGATGTAGTTTTAAAATCTGCTATAAAAATATCATTACCATCTATATATTGAAAATCTATTGTACCTGCAATTTGGTATTGATCATTATATACCATTTCTTCTGAGATGGCTTTAGATAAATCAATACCTCTATTAGTTACATACATAATAAATGGTTGCAATATTGCTGTATCTATAATAGCACCAGTCTTTATATATTGTTCTAATACACTATGAACATAAGTACCACGAGAAGCTGCATTAGCAAGAACTTGTTGTGGAATACCATTATAATTTGGACTTAGATTATATTTTTTTAACAATGTGGTTACAGATGTATAAGGAATATTATTCCTTGAATATACATGTGTCGTCTCATCAAAGTTAATATTTTGATCTGATTTTATAATATCCATTTAATCCTCCTTAATGTTTATTTGGCGATTTATAATCAGGAGCATACTGCTCTAAGTTTAATCTAAATTTACTAAACACTTTTGTAAACTTAGTTATAAATCCACGTCTACAACAAATAGCCATATCACCTAGTAATGTACATTTATCTAAAAATATCGTTTGCAATTTATCAATTTGGACATAGCTATTTGTTTGTAGAAATGGATGTGAAGCTATTGTTAAAGAATAACTATATTCTTCATTTAAATCTTTTACTTGACTGGTTATTTTACAACCAGTTACTACATTATCACTAACATCTATAATTAAAAACAGACCTATTTTATTGTTACCATCAAGTGTAATATATTTTGAGGTAACAATATCAAATGGTTTAATATCAATCATTTAAAACACACTCCTTTTATTGCAAATCATCTTCAACATAGTCTTTCTTTTCACCCCAATTTGTTGTGGTGTATTCAATATCAGCAATAACATCTATTGCTTGAAGACTCTGTTTCATTGTTGCTTGTATTTCTTTTACTTCTTTTTTAAGTTGGTCAATAGGAATATCCTCACATGTAAATCCTATTTCATCATGAACAGTTATAATATATTGCCACCATGGGTGTGTTTTAATATATTCATATGTTTGCTGTAATTTAATTAATAATAAATCAGCACCACTACCTTGAACTAACCAGTTTTGTAATGAATGTTTATTAGTTGAATAGTATATTCTTTTAAATAAATTAGGGAATATATTTGTTTGATATGTTCTACGTTGAATCCATTTTCCAAAATCAATAACACCTTTAAAGGCTTGTTTATAACCATTAACTAACTTAACACCTGTATCCATATCAACATGTAAAGATTCTGCTATCTTTGCAGGAGATGCACCATAGTTAGCTGCAAAGTTACAACGCTTTCCTAACTTTCTATAGTGACTCCATTCAGGACTAGATTCATCTATATCAGGGAAAGCTAGTTTTGCAGTTAATGCATGTAAATCTGTAGGTTTCCATTCAACATCAGGTGTTTCTTCAAGATAATATTTACCGTTTTTATCAATACAACGATATGGCATAAATGCTCTTGCCATATTAATGTCTGGATAACCATTTACTAAATATGTCCATTCACATTGTAGTCTAAGTTCTAGTTGAGAATAATCAAAATAGAACATATACTTTTTTCCTTTAGGAACTTTAAACCAAGAGCGAACATCTATAACATCTCCAGTTTCTAACTCTAAAGATTCTTTAGGAAACTGTTGAAAATCTGAACTTAGTCTACCTGTTACTGTACCAGACATTTTGTATTGAGTGTAAACTTTATATTCACCATTGTCATAAGTTAGTTTCTCTAACATCCTAGTAACATATCCATCAAGATATTTACCTAATTTCTTTTTATAATCTACTATTCTAGCAGTAGGAGATAAATCCATAATAGATTCTCTTACTTCACTATCAGCAGAATTTAATTTTAAACCTGTTTCAAATTCATAAACTTCTTTAAGTTTTAGATTTTGATCTGCTGTTAGTTCTTCGCCATTAATAGGACTGATGATTTTAGTTTTAGCTAATTCACTTATTAGTAAATCTCTATCATGTAATAATCTCTTTAAATCTAAAGTCATACCTGCACGTTCCATCATTATTAATGGGAATGTTGCTGCACTAGTTCTTATTAATACACCATCTTGATGTAATTGTACTGCTTTAGGATACCATAATTTAAATAAACCACAAGTTAATACAGCATCTGTCATACCATATGTTTTAACATTAGAACAATCTTCATAAGATGGTCTAGGATTATTCTTAAAAAATTCTTTACGTGCTACAGCAAATTCTGGATATAAATGATAAACCTTTAACCATGTATCATGTCCTGTTGACGGATTACCATATAGTTTATTTAATAAATTTGTTTCCTTTATTTTACTTAAATTATCTGGCCATATACCTAGATCAATAAAATATTGTTTCATTTTATTTTTATGGTCTATACATAATCTAGATAATTCTCTTTTTAATTCTTGTTCCTCTTTATTAGAATCAATACCTAAATACTTTACTGCGAGTTTCTTTAATGCTACACTGAATGTATCATCTTTTTGTAAATCAGATTTAATAACTAAACGTGCTAATACTTGTATATCTATATAATGCTTATTCTCAAATAATGATTTATCATATCCTTTATTAAGGAGCATATGAACATCATATTTAATATTAGCACCTACAATAGTTATACATTCATTAAGATATTTTTTAAATATTTTTTCTATATTAATATCTTTAAATGTAAATAAACCTTCTGCAGTTTGTTCTAAATTTTCATCAAGTATAATATAACTGACCATAAAAGGTATATGATCATGTATATTAATATCTAATGACTCAGGATTTTTATTTTTAGTTTCTGTATCAAATATTAAATACTTATTCATATTACTCCTTAATTTGATAATTTCTTTAAGTTACTATACTGCATATTAAATTTATCTTGTACAAGATTAAAAGCATAATCATCAAATGATTCTTTTAATAATAATACACGTATAGTCACTTGTCGTGTTTGACCACGTCTACATACACGAGCATTTGTTTGTTGCCATTTCTCAGTGTCCCATATAGGGCTAAACCATATGATATCTTGACAATCACTATGTTGTAGATTTAATCCATGTGCTACACTAAATGGACTTAACACACCTATTTTAATTTTATTATTATTCCAGTCTTCAAACTTTTGAGGACTATCTAATAATACTGCACCTGGTAAAGTAAGTAATCTTTCTTTATCAAATACATATACATAAGTAATTAATACAGGTGTAGTTATTTTAGATAATAAATATTGTAATGCTTTAAATTTAGTATCATTGATATATTGTACTGTATTCTTATCATCATATACACAACCATTGGCAATTTGATTAATTTTTACCATTAGTTGATTCTTACTAAATGCTATAAGTTCATGTCCATTCACATCAATAATATTATCTCTTTTAAAATTTTGTAATAATTCCTGTGTTTTAGGATCTGAAGGAATTAATACTTTCTTTATAATCGGTTCTGGAAATAATGGTTTAGGTGGTTCAGGTATAGATATTACTATATCTTTAACAAGAGTTAATATATAATCAATTGATTTTTGAGTATATTCATATCTTGTTTGACCATTATACATAGGTATTGGAAGACCATAATTATCTCTAAATGCTGAAATGTTTTTACCTAATCTTTGACCACCATCTAATAAATATATTTGACTCCATAAATCTTCTATACTTTTAGGCGTTGGTGTTGCAGATAATATAAAAACATCTTCAATCTTTGAGCACCAATTTTTAATTGCTTTAAATCTATGAGATCTATATGATTTAAATAATGAAGATTCATCTATTATAATCATATCAAATCTATGTACCATCTCAGATGTTCTTTTACTTTTTACAGAGTTTGTTGTATTATTTAAATACCATTCAATCATCTCTGTATTCATTGCAAGAATATCAGTATCTTGTGCTAATATTTCTAATCGTTTCTTTGGTGTAAAATCACCAGTAATATAACGATAACTAATCATATTAGGATACCACTTATTTATTTCTGCTTGCCATGAAGTTTCAACAATACGTTTAGTACTTAATAATAATACACGAGGCTTAACTGGATAAGACATAATCTTATCCAGCATAAGTTTCGTTTTGCCATACCCTGTGTATAATAGGTATGCACATTTCATATTAATACCTAGAATGGTAATGTTAATTCTTCTTCTTCTACTGCTACTGTAGTAAGTAAAGGTTTAACATTGAATCTAATAGCGTGTTGTTCTTTACCAGCACTCTTTCCTGTCTTAGATACATATGTATATGTTTCTACTTCATAGCTGTGACCAATAGAACTATTAGTGATAGCTAAAAGTGGTGTAGCATCTGTTACTGGAATTGTTGATAAACCAATAATCCAATTAAAGACATCAGCATTATAATCATCTGAATCTTTTAAGAAGAAACTATAGAAGAAATTATAATTCTTTCCATCAATTTCTAATGTAACAAAACTATAATCTTGTTCTTCAGTGAAGCTAATAACTTTAGCTATATGATGTCCAGCTGGACATACTTGGAATTCTCCTGTACTAGTCTTAGCATTTGCTAAATCCTTTACTGTTAATGTGCTTAAATTTACGTTATTCATTTTTTTTCTCCTTATAATTTATTTTTATTTTTTTTTATTTAGAATAGTTTGGATAATAAGTAGTATCTAATAAAGGTAATATATCTTTAAGAATCTTTATATGATTCTTTCCTTCATTTTTATATTCAGTAGTTATTTCTTTATTAAGTTTATTTATTGTGTCATTAATTACACATAATCTTGTTCTTTTAGTTTTCAAATCTTTGACTTCAATAAATGCTTTAATAAATAAAGAATCATATTTATTATTATTCCAATAAGAAGATACTCTTTCAAAACAAGTAATACTTTTATTTAATTTTATTAAATTAAATCTTTTTTCATAACTAATATCTGCTATACCAGAATTATATTTTAATACAATAACATCTTCAAATATATTATAATAAAAATTATCTATAATAGTTGTTCGAGGATGTCCACAATTTGTTAAAAGTATAAATACTTCTGCTTCAAAATGTTTAAATATATCTGAAGATAGAATTAATTTATTTCTCTCATCATATATTTTTTCAAATTCATCTGTACTAATACTAATAAAGTTTTTCATAACTTTATTTTTTATATAATCTTTTTCTTCATTTGTTAAATTCATATATCCTTTCCTTTATTTTTCTATGTATATATCTGTTGGTTCTTTGAATTCTTTTTCATTAGATTCATCATAACCATTATTAAACATTGTAGATAAGCGTGTTGAAAGTCTATTCATTAATTCTGTTATCTCTTTATAATTTAAAGATAGACATTCTTTATATGCTTTATCTACAGGTGTTTCTAAATATTCTGGAGGTATAATAAATTCTCCAGTATTATTTATTAAATCATATAGATCTTGTAATGTATGATTGTACTTCATAAAGTAATCATTTAAATCTTCTTTATCATTTAATCCAAGATCTATTACTTTAACTGTACAATTACATTTAGTCATCAATTCAACAGCATCTTTTATAGCTCCTTTTCTACCTGCATCATCACAGTCATAAATGATTGCAACTCTCTTATCTTTAAATGATACTGCAGGTAATATAGGAGAATTTGCACCACCTATTTTAGATACACTTGCTTTATGTCCTTGAGACATTAATGTATAACAATCCTTCTCACCTTCACAAATAATAATAGCATTCATATTCTCTACTACATCCATAGGATGACATAGTCCAGATATAGTATTAGGACTATATTTATATTTTTCATATGATGCATTATATGATGGAAGGATAGGATTATTAAATATAGTATATCCTAAATAGCAACTATTCCAAGTATGCCAACTTATTAAACTATTATCTGATAATTTTCTTTTAAAATATTTATTAATAACATTATCATTAATACCAATACTATTTAAATATTTTCTTTGTTCGTCAGTAATAGCTCCTGTATTTGGAATATATTTCTTTTGTAACCCATTAAGTTTATTTTTTATATCAAATGCTCTACCCATAGTAGTATTAAAATATTTTTTTATAAATGTTTGATCATCATGAGCTTTAGCATCACAGCCGAAACAATGAAACATACCTTCTGGTGATATATATGCAGATGGTTCTGTTTCTTCATGGAAACAACATAATACTTTAGATTGATACCCTAACGGGGTGCCATATATTAATTCATATATATCCATTACATTGTATCCTCCTTAATGTTATATAACATATCGTTAATGTTTGGTATATCATTTTCATTATTAATATGAACATAATGGTCACCGAACGCTCCCATACTTTCATGGCATGTACTATCTTTATCTGTAGAAGTGTTAACTTCTATAACAGCAATATTATGTAATAATGCTTCAATATTATCTCTATTAAATAGAGCATATAAATCACCATCAGTTACAATAATATTTAACCATTTATCATTCATCTGTTCGGCCATTACATCAGCGATTGCATCACTGTTTGTACCTCCTCCCATCTGTTTATAAATAGGATCATTTGCATAAAGTTCTGGTGTATCTGATTCTTCACCCCATTCTTTATATTCAGTTTCCATTATAGAAATATCACCACTACTATAAAGATAAAAGTGTTTATCTATAGGAATATTTTTATCTAAGTAATTACATACCTTATCTATAAGATCAAAATATCCAGTAGTACTTCCACTTATATCTCTATAAATAGAAACATTAGTAAATGTTCTACCTGGTTGTTGGAATAATATCCTATCTTCTAATCTATTTGTATTGAAGAAATTAGGTATGATAGGTTTACCAATCATATTAGATTGTTCCATATCTGTAGTAAATACACCATATAAAGAATTTTTCTGAATATCATATCTATAACTATTTAATGTTCTAGTCATATATTGTTTCTCAGCTTTAAATTGTTTAATTAGTATTGGATCTAATTGTAGATTAGGATCTAGTTTAGGGAATTGTTGAACTGGTGTAGTTGGAACACTATTATTATGTCCACTATATGCTCCTGTTCCATATGGATCATTTCCTGTACCTCCACTTCCTGGAACACCATTTGCATTTGTGTTTCCATTTGGCGTTGAATTTACTATAACATTACTAGGTAATGATAAAGGTGGTAATGCTACATCTGGAAAGATTTGCATTTGTACACACCAGGCATGGAATCTTTTTAGTGTATCAATAAATTTCATATTCACATTATTTTTATTTAATAATGCTAATGGTCCTTTACCAAATGTACTACTTGCTCTAAGAGCTAATAAATCTAAAATAAATTTATTAAATACTGTACCTTCCTGTAAATTGAAACTAGGAGAAATTTGTTTTGTTTCATAATAATAATGAAATGCAAACTCTCTCTTTGTCGCATCATATTGATGTGGTAGTTTCTTTAGACAAGCTAATATATCTGTTAGATATGGATAGGTCTTTACCATTCTATTTTCAATATAATAATCTTCTATCCAATTTAATAGATATAAATATTTCTTATCATACATTGCACTAGTAAATGCATTAGATATATTTTTCCATTTCTCTATTAAATGAAATGCATCTTCACTATATAGAGCATGTCCTAATTCATGATAATATACACAAAACTTTGGTAAGTTATTCATATAGAATTGTAATACCATTTTTGGTGGAATAATAATTTGATTCTTTTCTGTGCAATATGCAGTATCTGCTTCTTTAAAATTCACAGTAACTGGATCACCATTTTTATTATAAAATCTAGATATAGTATCTAGGACATCTTTAAAGGATAGCAAATATCTGCTATCCTCTGGTGAGATGTCAAAAGAATCCATCAATTCTTTTTGTTGTTTTGCGTAATCATCATCTGAATTTGGATCTGCTACATTATCATATCTAAATTCCAACATTATGGACTCCTAGTAAACCTCCTAGTTTACTTTGAACTTCAGGAGTTTGCAGTAATTTAATATCTTTATTTCTTAAAGCAAGTAGTCCTTTAAGATGTTCTGTAATTTCATTAATATTATTCAATCCTGCTATTACTTGTAATTGTCTTGTTCCATAAACTGGCATTAAATCTAATAAATCAAAAATCTCTTTAGCAGTATTAATAAATAAAACATCTAATCCTGTCCATAAAGATAAGATATTTTCTTCAGGCTTATCATAATACTTAAGATAAGATCTAGAAAGAATTGCATCAGGTAGTATAGATATACCTTTGTCCTTATCATTCAATGTACAGATAAATTTACAATTCATATTCTTTGTATATACTTTACCTTTGAATTCAAAGGTTGTAGAAGTATTATCAAATAAAGGTTGGAATGTCTTTAATACACCAGTTCTTAATGTATTAAATTCATCTATAATGATAATGCATTTATCTGTACCACTTAGATATTGTAATGCTAAACTTTCTGTGTAAGCTGGTTTACCATCTATTAAAGTAAAATCTTCTAATAGAGTTTCTAATGTAAGATCTTCTCTACCCATAATTAATAGATATGGGATATTATTAATCTTACAATAGTTAATAGCACTATATGTTTTACCACTATCTGGTGGTCCTACATATATAGATACTCTTGGTAATGCATCAAAACCTGTTAATGTTTTACCTACATTTATTGTAGGTAATATAAATGTTTTATAATACGCTTCGGCTGTAGATTTAGCATCCGATAACATAATTTCTTTTGTACCATCTGTACATATACGATATGTATCTTTCGCTTCAATATGAACAATACCTTTCTTTATATCATCCTGCATTCTTTGGATAATCTCTTTATCTGTCATTTTCGTCTCCTCTTATAACTTTTATATTTTGTCCTGTACGTTCTGCAACAGATATTAACATTTCAAACATTTGTTCTTCTGTTGCATTTGTTCTTTTTTGATATTCTTCTACTACAGCGTTGAATAATATTTGATTCATTTTATGAATATTTGCCATAATTTCAATCTGCTGTCTATATTTAAATATCATTTTAGAAATAAAAAATATGCCTATAATTAATAGACATATTATTGATATTAATAAATAATTTATACTATTATTAAAAAACATTTTGTCACCTCAGTATATTATACCATATATTCTTATGGATATCTATGGTCTTTATTAAATTGTGACATTTTTCGGACATCTTCATGAACATCATAAATATCCATTGGATCTCCTTCAGTTTGATTATTAACATATACTTCTTTATTCTTAAATTGGATCTCCCACCAACCAAAATCTTTGATGTATTCATCTTGATTTAATAAGAGTAAAGTATATTTTAATAATGGTAAACTGTCTATTGCTTCTAATAGTTCCCACACCTGGTCTTTATTTTTAAGTGTGGGAATTATATTTTTAATTGTAATCTTATCTTTCATTTTCTTTATCCTTAATTAAATCTTCAGCTTCATATACCTTATAAAAAAATTCAGTTAATTCACCTGCTTTATGTAATTTATGATATGTTAATCTATTTATATATTTCTTTTTAACAGGAATATATTCTCCATTACCAATATTAGTTAACCTAATATCTTTAGAAAGTTTAATTTTATTTTCTTTTTCATATTGTCTTCTTCTAGAAATATTAGGAAAATTTTTATCTACACTAAAAGTCATTTTATTAAATGCTTTATCACTAAAATGTTTTCTAAATTCTTCTTTTGTTAACCCTGTATTCCAAGTAACATTACCTTTCTTATATTGATAATCGGATTGATTTTTAATATATCCTTTATGTATAGCATAACTTGCAATACCTTTTGCAGATCTATTTGAATTAAATTTTTGATTAAATTGTTTAGCTACTTCTTCTCTACTTAATATATACTTAGGATAATTTTCTTTAATCCATTCATCTTCTTCAGCTGTATAATAATCTACATCACTTATACAATACCAATGATATTTTTTACAAGTATTTCTTATTTGATCTCTTGTTTTATTTCTATCAAATAAAATATTAAACATATCTGTTAATTGTACATATGAAAAATTACTACAGTTATTTTTAATCCAATTTAATTCTTCATCAGTATAATAATTTTTAATACCACGAGATCTAATTAATCTAGATAAGCCTTCATTAGTATAAGTAAGACCATATTTTTCTTTTATTATTTTAACGCATTGTGATACAGTGTGTATCTTATATAATGAAGCAACATAATCTATTTGTTCTTCATTTAATATTTCTTTTTTAGCACACACATTTAAGCTTGCAGCTTTCTTTCTTAATCCATTAGATGTAACGCAACAGTTAAATATTTTATTAAATAGGTCTACATTTGATTTAATAGAACGAAGTGGATAATTATTTATTATCCACTTCACCATTTCCTGACTGTACTTCATTATTAATTACCACATCATCAACCAACCCTTCAGCTCTTAATGTATTAGCTAAGAATTGTGCAATAGTTTTAAACTTTCCAGTCTTAGTTGTTTCTTTAGCAATAAGTCTTTGGAAATCCTTATCACTTAACGCATCACTATTATTTAATACATCAATATCTTTTAATAGTGATTCAGTACATTTTTTGCTAATATTAGCAATATAATTATTTTTACCTGCTTTCATTTCTTCTCCTTTTTTATTTTATTTTATTTTATTTTTTATTATCTTTTTCTTGAAGCTTTTTTAAATTATCTAATTGTTCTTGAAGACGATTAATTTTTTGATTGATACGCTGTTCTTGAGTAGTTTCAACTACATCAATCATATTATCTTTAACAAGTTTTATAAATAAACATGCAATTTCCATATTAAATGGTAACGGTCCAAATTCAAAAACCATTTGGTTTTTTCTTGCTCCTTTATAATCTTTAGTTCGTACAGAAATTTTGTGTCTACCTGTTTTAGTTCTGTATTCATAATTAATTCTATTATATGAATAAGTTTCTTTAGTAAAACCATAATTTGTTAATAGGTTTAAATCTTTTATTACATATATATGAAATTCATCGTACTTCATTTTAATCCTTTTGCTAAAGCATATAACTCTTGTTTATCGTAAGCATTCATATGCTTTATCATTTCAAAATTATCTAATTTATACAGTGCCATAATAAATTCAGATGCTGTTTTATCTTTAGCCAGCTCTTTGAATTTATCTGGTGCTAAATTAAATATAACATGAACATCCATGTCACTTTCTGATTTAGTATTTTGGTAAGGCTTGCAAGAATATTTATATTTGCATTCTCTACAAATTATACCAAGTCTATGGTTACAGTTATCAACTAATCTTTTATCATCTTTTTCACTCATACTTGACACCTATCTTTCTAAGTAATTCTTCGATCTTAGGTATAACAGATTCTTTAAGGACTTTAAGTTCTTTCTTTAAAGCTCTGTTTTCTTTTACTAAATATTGGATTCTTTCTTGTGATTTTTGTCTTTGTTCATTATAAGATATAGGAAGATCATCAATACCTAAACCTAATAATATAGTTCTAATATCTTCTCTAGGTTTAATATTACCATTAGATACTTTAGAAAGATAAGATGTAGAGCAACCTAATTCTGTTGCTAATAATTCTAAAGTAATATGTTTAAGTTTAACATAATCTTTAATTGTCATTTGATGTATCCTCTGGAATTACAACAACAAATTCATCATCTACAATGTCTAAATATAATTGTTTCATGGTACCTCTTAGTCACAACTACCATTTGTGTCATATTCAATTGTATTTGGATTATCAGATATCTTACATCCATAAACACCATAACCACATACTGTAGCATCATCTAGATATTTTTCTTCAAAATCTGTAACCCATTCTTTTCTTTTACCTTCAGCTTCAAGGGCTTTATATTTTTCGTAATCTTCTTTAGATATATTTTGTTTCACTGTATATAAAGACATTATTTTTTACCTCCAAGATAATTGTTAAATAAAATATTTTCTGTTCTTTCGTTCTCAAAATTTTGAACGATTAAGTTTTCTTTACATGTTCCTTTGTATCTACATTGTGAACATTTTTGTCTGTTTACGAAAAAGCAATTCTGTGTTAAAGATTTTGCTTTCTCATATACTTCTCTAGTTACTTTCATTTTCTTTGTCCTCTCCTTTTTCTATAAATATTTTTAATAATTTTTCTTTTATAATTATTGATAAAAATTTATTTAATTTATCTTCAATTTCTATATTACTTTCATCACCATGAAACTCTAAAGAAATACTATTATATGAATTAAAATTGCAAACTATATATAATGAATTTTTATTTAATACTATTTTAATATCTAAATTATACCAATAGTTTGTATAGATATATTCATATTCATCTTCTTGTGAATAGTATGTATTAGATTCACGATATACATCATTAATTCCAGGATTTTTTGATGAAAAATATTGTTTTATTCCTTTAGTTAAAGATACTAAATCTTGATATATACACTTTAATGGTCGCATAATTTTCTCCTTATTATTACACGGGGTTTCACCGCCTAGGGTTTTTATTTCTACGTGTTATTCCTTCACGGGTTAGTCTTTCGTTTGACTGTTCTTCCTTCTACGCCGACACTTCAGTAGGGTGGGCCACCGCACAATGACTCTAGTGATTGTGCTAACTGCAGATGTTTTAATAAACTTATAAAAGTTTATCGAAGTCCTTACGTACTCCTCTATATTTATTGTCTAGACATATAGACATATTAAGGATTGCTTTTTATTATGGGAAATTTTTTTATTTGTAGGATAAGCAATCAGAACCTACATATTTAGGAGAGAATTAATGAGGGCATTAATGAACTGATCACCCTCATCAATTATTTCCTATTTATTCAGCAATGAAATCACCATTACTGAATTGTTTTAATACTTTTAATTGGATATTTTGTATTCCACAGATACAAATATACCTTAGGTTACTTAACTCTAAATCAGTAGTTTCATACATTTTATATGTATGTCTACCATTTCTTCTTTGGAAATAATACATATTATTCTTCCTTTAATTTTTCTTTTAGTGTTTTATTTTCTTTATATAAATCATTATTTTCTTTTCTTAAAGCTTCATTAGAATATTCTAAATTATTATATTCAGCTTCAACTATACCTAAACGTTTGTTTAGTATTATTATACAAGTTTTGTAAGCTTCATTGGTTTCTGTTAAACTTTCTATAAGTTTTTCTTCATTTGTTTTCATGTTATTCTCCTTTTACTTTTTTTCTTTTTAATACTTTTATAAAATGATGACCAAATATAGCTTCTGTTTGTATTATAATATAGCCTTTTTCTACAAATTCTTTTTGAATACTTAGTACATCACATTCATCAAATACTTCAATTAATAAAAAATTATTATCTTCATCACATTTCCATATTCTATAATTACTCATATTCATACCATTTTCTTTTTATTGTTAGTATACTTTTATTTTTTTTAATATAAACATCTTTTAATTGTTCTAAGGCTTTACGATCTATATAATATTTTTTAATTACTTTTTTATTTTCTTCTACTTCAATAGTAACTGAGTAAAAGGATGAATATTTATGTAGTTTGAACATTTGTTCTGCTTTTCTTAAAGCTTTTCTTAGTGAATAGTCAAGTCCTATTATTTCTTTACTAAAATTATCTGTAATTATATAACATCTTTTATTCATAGTCCTAATTCCTCAATAGTATAAGGTTTATTTTCTTCTATACCTTTATACATAGTACCAGCTTCAAATAATGGTAAATCAGTATATTCTTCAAGTTGAGGATCACTTAAAGATTTAACTTTAATTGAAATATAATTATA